TACTCATCCTTGCGTCCTGCACCACCACGACTGCGCATAGAGCACGCCGTCGATGTCTTCCACCCCATTGATGTTCATGCCGAGTTGGGCCATGCCGTTGACCTTGGCGTCATGCAGGCGCGGGATGATGTCCGGCCCGGGCGTCGGGTTGAACACCCAAGCCTGGGTGGCCACACGACCTAATGGCTCACTCTGGTGGTCACCGATGTGGATGTCGGCGCGCAGGGGCTTGATCTTCCTGAGCTGTTCGGAGGGGATGGCCACGCCATTCACGCGGCGTCGGACGAGGAGGAAGTACATAGGGCACCAATACTGTATATCGATACAGTATCGTAATCACACTTGCGCCGCCCGGGCAACTCGGTCAGCCAGGCGGCATCAGTGCGTCGTACTCACGCTCGCACTGCCGGCCGGCGATTCGGGCCCGGTCAAGCGCTGTCGCCAGCTCTCCCGCTCGAGCATCAGCCCGGTCGCGCAGGTCGGAGAGCACCATGGCGGCGCGGGTGGCTGCGTGGCCTCGGGCGATAGCGGCGGTATCCGTGCCGGCGCAACTGACGGTGGCGGCGAGCTTTCCGGCTTCGTCGCGCAGCCGCTGGCCAGCAACATCGGCGCCAGCAGCGCCAGCATCAGCAATCGTTCGTTCTTCCTGTGCATGGGCTCGCGCCTCCTCCTGCGCCTGGGCGCGTCGTTGTTCTTCCTGGCGGGCGCCGCGCTCGCCGATCACCTCGGCTAGACGCTCGCCGCTGTCTCGTTCTGCCGAAGCAGCGGAGGCTTCCGCCCTTTCTACCGACCGACCATGCTGGTAGACACCGAAGTAGGACGCCAACAGCAGCAGCAGGGAAATGCAGTGAAGGGGCACGCTGTATTTTGCTACCAGTTGTTCCATGCTGCCTCCCAGTCAGGTAGGTCTACCGTCTGGCCAGCAAGTGGATGAGTGCTGTCGCTCAGGTACTGGATGCGACCATCGGTGACGAAGGAATGGCAGACTGTTTCCTTGCTGCCCATCCGGTAGCGGCTCAAAACGGACGGCGTAAAGGTGGGCGCCTCGGCGTTGCCGTTGTATCCCCACCGAGGGCCGGAACCCGCTCCTACGCTCAGGCTGTGCGGAAGTCTGCATCCGCTGCAGAAGAACCACAGCGAACCATCATCAGCCTGCCCCAGGCAGCGGCCGATCGTCTTGATCGTCATGCCAGTGCCCTCCGCACACCTTCATCGATGATCGCAGCCGGATACGGATTGCCGCCGTTCTCGTGGATGATGATGCTGACAACCATCTCGCGCAGCGTGGCCGGGTCTTTAATGTTGATCGGGTCGGTGGTGCGCACACCAATCCGCTTGGCCACGGCGCCGGCGTAGGCCTGGGTGTCGTTCTCGTTGCTCGGCGCCCAGCGATTGATGGTTTCGAGCACGGTGTCGATACCCTTGCCGCCCACGCCGGGCATGCCGTCCTTGCCGCGGTAGTTGATCAGCAGCTTGCCCAGGGCGCGGATACCGTTCTCGGGGGTGTCGAAGATGGCGAAGCGGCCACCAGGTTCCTTGCCGATCTGGCCCTGCCAGTCGTTGCGCGGGTTGAAGTCGATGTTGCCGGGGTTGCGATTGCGTACGCCGCGTGGAGTGCTCATTGGGCAGCCTCCTCTGCCGGCGCGTCGAGCTCGATGTCTGCCGCCTCCTGGGCAGTTACGCGGACCTGCGCGGAGTAGCGCTTGATCAGCTGGGCGGTTAGCACCTCGGCGCCAGGCTGGGTCTTCAGCAGCTCTCGGGCCGCGGTATCCGCCTCAGCCTCGGTGGCATACTCAACGGTGCGGATCGGGTCCAGGGCATTGGTGCGGTTGATGACGATGAAGGGCATGGGTTTTCTCCAGGCAAAAAAATACCGCCAGGCGGCGGTTGGGGGTGTATCGGGTTTGGTGGCAATTAGGTCGGGGGGACGGGCCAGTCGATTGATTGGGGGTAACCCGGTTGCTTAGGAACCCGGGTCAGGAGAATCCGGTACTGTTTCCATTGAGTAAGCAGCGCTTCTTCTTCCGGTGTGGCCTCACCGAACTCAACCGCGTCGGCCAAAGGCGCGATCGATTGATCAGCTACCGACCTCCGGCTCTGGAGCTCCTGGGTCACCTGAGTCCTCAGCGCCTCCAGTGCCTGCGCCTCCTTCATCTCCTTCGTTACCATCCGGCTCCAATTGATGTTGCTCATCTTCTACCACCTCGTTGTAGATGGGGAGGTCGACTGTGCCGTCCTCAGTCACGACCAGCTCGGTAGCGAACCGAGTAGACTCCGGGGCATTCAGCCCGTGGGGCAATAGGATGGTCATCTCCAACTCGCCCCCAACTCGGGTCACTTCTCCTTTAAACCATTCGCTGCTGATCGCTTCGGCGGGCAGGGTCGCCCCCTCCAACAGGGGCGAGAAGTCGAACACCTCGCCGTTTAGCATAAGGACGTCGCCCTCACGGTCCATGTCCAGCGGGTAGTCACGAAGTGACGGGGAAAACCTGATAATCATTATTGCCACCTCCCAACGGCCATTGCTGTCATGACAAACCCTTGTGCCGTAGCCCCGTTACGAACTGTCAAGGAACAGGAGCTAGGTGACCACGAACCCGCATGGATAAAGCCGTAGTGGTCTAACGAATTGACGGGTTCGAATTGCGCACTAACCGTATAGTAATTACCGCTAAAACTTGCGGGGAATGTCCACAAGAACGAAAGGTAGTCGTTAGCTGCTGCTGCCAGTGTTTGCACGTTCATCGACCTGGGCAGAATGCAAACCTGCATACCGTTGGCAAACCGGAGAACGGTCCCATTCGAGTTTTCGACAATGGACATCAGCGCGGAACCTGCCGCCACGTCTCCGACAACGGCTCTGACGGCCGCGTCCCCCAGACCGAGGTTGGTCCTCGCCCCGGCAGCCGTGGTTGCCCCGGTGCCGCCTTTGCTGATCGGGGTGGTGGCGTTGATCTGCCCCTGGAGCTTGCCGATCGCCGCCAACAAGGTGTCGGTCGACACCACTGCCGAGTTAGCACCGACTGCATACCCGGTCAGCGGCGTGCTGGGCATCACCACCTCCTCCCAGGCCGACCAGGCACTGCTCCACAGTTGCCGTTTCCAAGCGCGGTTGCGGTTGGCGGCCACCGAGGTGGATGGGTAGGCGTACTGCACGTGGGCAGACACGCTGCTGACCCCAGGAACGTGGTTGATGACGTGACCCACGTTGACCGGGAGTCCAGCTGCCTGCGCTGCTGCAGCATCGATGTAGTACTGGCCCGAGGTGCGGATGGTCGCAGGGTCTGTTACGGCCGCTGCCGACGTCGTACCCATGCCCCAGGCCGCCAGGGTATCCAGCGATGCCTGCTCTTTCCACGGCCCCCAGGTGCCCTGGTTGCGGGTCCTGGTAAACATCCTGTTGTAGAGCGTGGCGTTGGTGGTCTGGACCGTCAGGACTGTCTGGGCGGTGTAGCCGGAAGCCCCGGCACTGTAGCCCTCGACGAAGAGCAGGCCCGACGCCGAAGCTAGCGGGTTGCCAGTCGCAGTGTTGGCGTACCGGTAGACCCCACCGTTGGTGGTCGCGTCCAGGTCCGTGACGGCCGGCGCGGCGTCGGTATTGAGGCCCGCCGACTGCACAGCCGAGTTACCCAGAAGCTCCCAAGCCGTCCAGGCACCGGCAAAGTAGCGAACCCAGACCTGCCGGGACGTGTAGGTGGCAGCGATCTGCGTCGGCCGTGCATCCCGGCTCATATGCAGCAGCGAACCGGTCATGCCATTGCCGCTAGCATCCTTGGGCGCACCGACAGCCGTTGTGCCGAAGGCGTACAGCCCGCCCTCAGTGATTGCATCGAGGTCCAGCGTGTACCCGGCTGCCCCGATGTTTGCCCCGAGGCCGATTGTGGCCAGGTAGTTCCGGACGAACGCGGTGGTCGAGATCGAGGTATCGTTGTCGGCGGTGGTCGGGGTCGGCGCTTTCGGGTCGCCAGTGAAGACAGGAGAATCCGGGAAGACAAATTCCTGCCACGCGCCCCAAGTCGGGGTGGCCGGTGCGCCTCCATTAGCTACCCGCATCCACTGCTTGTAGGGGGCCAGGTAGCCCTGCACGATCTGCACGGCCTGGGCCGCGGTGGAGGTGTTGTTGCGGATGTAATACTGGATAGTGTTACTGGTGTTCGCCCCAGGCGGCAAGTCGGTGGTCGACCCGGCCGTGCGGTAGTTGCCGGAGGGGACGTCGGCCAGGTTGTTCAGCGACGTGTTGGGCCAGGTCGGGTTGTAGTCGGTGTTGGCAACGCCGACCGCCTTCAGCTGGGCGATGACCGAGTCGGGATCAGAAAACTCCTTCCAGTCCGACCAGACACTGCCGAATTGCTGGCGGTGGAACAGGCGAGCCTTGTTGGCTGCAACCCCTGTGGCAGGGGACGCGATCTGCATCGCCCCGGTGCCGTGATTCTGGTGGAGGATAAACCAGCCAACAGTACCGATCTGGGGTGGGCCGTTGAGGCCACCGGCAGATGTAGTGGCCAACAGGTAAAAGCCCGATCCGGTCGGGGTGTTGGCGTCCACCAGGGCAACGGAAGAGTTGGCCCCCAGGCCGAAATCACCGACCTTGAGGATGTTGCCGACAGTGTTGTCGGTTACTGAGGTGGTGATGTTGGAGGTCGCCACTGTACCCAACCCCAGGGTGGTCCGGGCAGCTGCTGCGGTGGCGGCACCAATGAGCGCACGGCCGGTCGCGCCGGTCGCCAACATCGCCAGGGTATTCGCCCCGCTGGCCATCAGCAGCTGGTTGGCCGCCCACACGGAGTTCGCGATGGCAGTCAGCTTGGGGCTGACGGTACCGCTCGTACCGCCCATGGCGGTGTAAAGCTCCCCGAAGTTTTCATTAACTTTGGTAAAGGCGGTGCGCGCGTCGTCACCGTCCAGTCCTGCGTTTGGGATCGTTCCCAAGTTGATAGTTTGCTTTGACATCTGGCACCTGTTTTTAGAATCCGGTCACGTCAACCAACATGAGCGTTGGGGGTTGCATTGCCGGAGAAGAGGGTGGCGGGGGGACGCCTCCACCGCCGGTGGGTCTCGAGGATATTGGTAGCTCACCGACCCCGTACGTACCCGGCCCAACACTTACCCCATACGAGAATTGGACCCAGTACGGCACTCCAGCCTGGGCGGCGCCTGCCCCTCTTTTGGGATAACTCCCGATGCCAGCGGCGTATGACCTGCCATCGCTGGGGTAAGACTTGGTTGTTCCGGATCCGGCACCGACCACGATGTCGGCTACCCTCATCCACCGAGCGCCCGCGTCAAACGTGAGAATCCCGGCCGAGTTGAAAGTCTGGAAACCAACGCTAGACGGGGCTATCGCCTGGTCGGCGAACCCAAAGATGTTGATAGTCCCCTGGGCAGATACCTTGAACCTCCACGTCGTGCCAGACTTGGCCCACAGCGCGATGAACATGGGAGTGCTCGACGAGAAGAAAAGGGACGTGATGCCCGACGGCACGACCAGGTCGAAGTAATACCCCACGGACACAAACGGACCTGTGTTGGCCGTGAACGGCCCCCCATAAGTCGTGCGGAAAGCCAGCGTCGAAACCCGGACCTCGGAGTCGATCTGGAAAGTGCCGCCTACCTCAAGATCCACCCTGAACCCCGTAGGCATTAGAACGTCCCCGCAGAGATGTTGACGGCGCGCCGGGGCACCGGGCTGCCGGCAGTAGGGTACGAAAAGTCTACAAACGACCAACTCACTGTGGTGCCACTCACGCTCACGTTGGGGTAGGCATAAATTGACGCGAGCGTCAGGTCCGCCGAGTTGTCCTCCACAAACACAAAGGGCTGGCCACCGTCGGCTAGGGCCGGCACAACCAGCGAACCATTAGAGGTTCCTGATGAGAAGGTTGCATATATCCGGCCCAGCCGAGTGGTGGCGTCCAGTACCAGAACCCCTGAGGCATCAAACATCTGCAGTCCGCTAGGCATCACCAGGTCCCCATGCGAACGCGCAGAACGCCGTTGATGTAGACCTTGATACCGTTCCTATCCATCTCGTTGTAGGTATTGGCCATCGTCGGGTGGTGGATGGCGATCCGGCCTGTTGTGAAGTCCTGGGACATGATCTGCGGCCCCCAATTGGTGACCTGAGACGAATAGATCGTGTTACCCACCATGGCATTCTGCACGGCAAGCTTCGAGATGAACGCCGAGGCGATGACGGTCTGGCCATTTTCGACAGCGAACATCGCCTGAGGCACCCCGTTGATCGACTGCAGGACGGCGAACCGGTCGGCCAGGAACACCACCTGTGATTGCATCCCGCTCGGCGTATTCTCGATGCCGATCGCCATGCCCGCTGCGTAATAGGTGCCATTGCTGTTTACCCCGAGCTTGATGCTGTACATCAGGTTCAGCTTGCCATCCGTGCTGGCCTGGGCGCTGCTGATGGCCTGGATGTTCCCCTCAGCATTGCCGACACGAACACCAACCTGGGTGATCGATTGGGACAGCGCGCTATCAGCATTCGCCCGGGTAGTTGCCTCCGTGGCGATCGATGCCTCCGCATCACCGATGCGCGAGTTGGCCAAGGACACCTGCTGAGTCAGCGCAGTGTCGGCGTTAGCCCGGGTCAGCGCCTCTTGGCTGATCGCCGACTCAGCATTCCCCACTCGGCTACCCATTTGGGTGATCGATTGAGTGATTGCCTCGTCAGCCGTAGCGCGGGTGTTGATCTCGGTAGTGATGGACGCCTCGGCATCATCAATCCGCGAGTTGGCTTTAACGATCTGCTGGGTTAACGCAAGGTCGGCAGTCGCCCTGGTTGTGGATTCGGTGGTGATGGCAGACTCCGCATCACCGACTCGAACGCCCATTTGTGTGATCTGCTGCGCCAACGCCGTGTCGGCCGTGGCCCGTGTGACGCTCTCTTGGGTGATCTTCGATTCCGCGTCGCCAACCCGGACGCCCATCTGAGTGATGGTCTGCGCAAGTGCCTCGTCAGCATTCGCACGAGTTGACGCCTCTTGGGTGATGTCTGCCGTGTTGCCGTCCACCTTGACCCCGAGCTTCGTGATGGACTGGGCCAGAGCCTCGTCCTCAGTTGCGCGGGCGTAGCTCTCTTGGGATACCGCGGCTTCAACGTTGCCCACGGAGACCTTCACCTCATCAACCTGGCGCGCGATGGCCAGATCTGCACTGGCGAAGGCGGAATACACGGTCCAGGTGCCGGCCTTCACGGCTGCGCCGCCAGCAAACCAATCGTTTCCACCGGCCATATCCGGATTGACTTGGGCCTCAACACCCAGCACCCGAGAAGCCACGGCCGCGAGTTCACCGTTGATCTCCTCGACACTGGTCTCGACCCCGTCCAAGCGCACGGCCAGCGCGGCGACCATATCGCCGATCGAGGCGTAATCCCCGATGTACTCCCAATAGGTGCCATTCGTCACTGGGGTGCCGGCTGGTACGTCCTGCTTGGCCCGATACATCTTGCCGTCGAGTTTGACCAGGGAACCCGCCAGGTAGGACTTGCCCGACTCCCAGTCGGGGGCGCCAGCGATATCTGCGATTTGCGCCTGTAGGGTGTCGAGCTGCCCCTGGAGCGCGTTGTCGCCAACCGTGATGCGCTCATTCAGGTCTTCAGCAACACCCTCGATCCGCTCATTGATGGAACCAGGCCCTGTGCCGGAGATTTTTTCGATCTCGCTCAGCAGGTTCTGGCCCAGCTCGGTTTCGGTGATCTTGCCGGTGATGTAGTCGAGTATCTCGTTGGCGTCGGCACTCGACTGGCCGTGCACCCAATCTGTCCAGGGCCCGATGTTCCCGGTGCGGTCAACTAGGCGCCCACGGAAGTAACGTATGACCCCAGCAGCCATGCCGCTGTGCAGGTAGCCGGATGTGGGGTAGGCCTGGAGGCCCAGCGCCTCCGGATTCTGCCCGGTGTACTCGGATGCCATCTGCAGCTCGGTGTAGGCCGTGTCGGCAGCGCCTTCTGGAAAGCCCCAGGAAAGACGTATGCCGAAAATCTCCGACTTCGTCCGCAGGTAAGCGAGCGCGGGCGGCGCACCTTCTTTGCCTTTGAGCTCAGTGAGCGTCGAGCTTTTCCAAATCGACGTAATGTCGAATGAGCTGACAGCGCGCACGCGGGCCAGGTAGGCGCCGGCATAGATCCCGACCACGTCAACCGAAGTCGCCCCGGTACGCTGCAGCCGGATCCAGTTGCCGTTGTCCTTGCGCCACTCAACGTCGTATGCGACTGCGCCCTGCACTGCTGGCCAGGCAATCGTCATGGTACTGACCGCGATGCCTTGGTCCACAGCGTAGGCCGAGGTCAGGGACACGCTAGCCGGCGGCTGGACAGTTTTGACCGGGATCACGCTGATCGGGCGCTCGTCCAGCTTGGCGCCGGTGTCGATCGCAGCGAACTTGCTCGGGTTGAACTCGAGCGCGGTGATCTCGTAGTCGCCCTCCTGGGTGCGAGTGGTCTTCAGTACTCGGAACAGCTGTACCGCCAGGTCGTCGTAGTCGATCGCCCACTGCAGCTCTGGCTCCGGCTGAACGCCATATGCGGTGGTCACCGTCACTGCACGACCGGCGACGGACTGCACCGTGCGCGCCTGGGCGGTGCCGTTCGGCAGGTTGAGGATTAGACGGTCACCAGCCTTGATCGGCGTGTCACGGTCCAGGGTCACGACGCGTCCGGCGGCTGCCGAGATCCGGCCACCGTTCGGGCGGCCAGCCACCAGCTCGTCAGCCACTGGAATGACGTAACCAGGCAGTGGGATACGGCCTTCCATGCCAGTCTTGAAGGTGACGGTGCGGTCCTGGCTGTTGCTCAGCAGCGCCCACTTACCGCGGCGCTGAGCCTCGGAGGGGCGGGTGCAGCCGATGGCCGAGATCTCGATCGGGCGATCGCGGTACCGCCGCTGCAGCGCCAGGTCGGTGACCGGGATGACGTCGGTGTCGTAGTTGTTGGCCGGGTTGTCGTAGCTCACCAGGGCGCGGCTGTAGTGCGTATTGCGCTCAGCGCCGCCATAGACGAACTCGCCATCGATGACGTTGGCCCGGGTGAAGACGTAGTCGATGTCCTGCGCGCGCGGCATGTCCGCCTGCATGAACAGCGAACCGTGGGCCCAGTACACCATGCCTCGGTAGATCGCCGACAGGTCGCGCAGCAGGGTCCAGGCCTCAGCGCGGCCCTGCAGGTTCATGTCGCACAGGTAGCGCGGTTCTTGCCCGCCAATCCCGTCCGGCACCAGCTGGTCGCAGTACTGGGCGATGCGGTACATCTCCCACTTGTCTACCATCCACGACTTGATGCGCTTGCCCAGGCCGAAGCGGTCCTCGACGCACAGGCCGTGGGTCACGAATGCCGGGTTGTTGGTCCAGGCCTGCTTGAAGGTGCCGTCCCACACACCGGTATAGGTGCGGGTCGCCGGGTCGTAGTTGGTCGGTACAGGCCAGAGTTTGGCCTTGCAGTCCACGGTCACCGCGGGGATGTTCTGGAACTGCTGGGCGTCGAACTCGATGTAGAGGAGCGCGGTGTTCGGATAGCTGAGCTTCTGGTCGATGATCTCCGTGTAGCCGGCAATGGTCATCGTGTCACCCACGGTGCCGCTATTGGCGTTCGGGGTGATCCGGCGGACGCGCATCATCCAGCCGGTGGTTGCCTTAGGCAGATTGACCCGCACCGAGCGTTGGTAGCCGTTCGTGGTTTTTCCGTCGACGGCGCCCTGGTGCTCTTCAACGTACGCCCCGCCATCAGTGGCGATATCGATGGCGTACTCGATGCGGTAGCCGTTGGTGTTGCCGCTGCTGTCCTGGCTGACCAAGCGCGGCCAGGACATCCGCACGCGCACCGCAGACAGCTGCGTGTTGCTCAGCGAGCGCGTGAACGGGCTGTCACTGCGCAGCTCAACGTTGACGGTGTTCTCGCTCTCGATCGAGGGAATGCCCTGGATATATTCCTGCTCAACGCTACCGCGGCGCCACTCCCACTTCACGCCCGGGAAGTTCACATTGCCGCTGGCGTCCATGATCGGCGTGTTGTCGAGGTAGATGTCGCGGTCGGTCGGCGTGCCGTCGAACTCCCCCTCGCCCACCGCCAACAGGATCTTGGCGATGTTCGTCGACTGCAGGCTGTCCGGTGCCTCTACGGGGGTTTTAGGCTTGCTCTCGCCGCCCTTGGCGCCGGTGATGTCCAGGTGAGCTGCTGCGCCCATGCTTTCCTCCGGGCAATAAAAAACCGCCCGGAGGCGGTCTGTTCGCTGTGTTGGCCTAGGCCTTGTCTTGCGCCTCGATGGAGGCCGAGATGATCGCCCCGCCCCAGCGGCGTTTGCCGATACAGATCGGCACCGGGTTTCCGCTCGCGGTGGTGTTCTTGGCACTGCCGAAGGCGTAGCTCGGGAGGTTCTCCGGAGTGCCACTCATGGTGAGTCCTTGAGCCTGTGGGCTTAGCATTTGGATCACACCGCCCACGGCCATTGAGCCACCGCCCATGCCAACAGCGAGAGCTGTGGCAGCAGACCAGCCTAGCGGGTTCCACCAGGCCAAGGCCACGATCGCAACGCCGATGATGGTCTGAAGCAGGCCTGCTCGCTTGCTTCCGGTAATAACAGGGGCTATCCGGATATCACCAGTTCCCCCGAAGCCGAGCTCCTTTTCTTCAAGGTTCCTTTCTCCACGGAAGATGGCGAACTCAAGCCCCTCCGCCTTGGAATTGGCAATAAACCGCTCGAAGCCAGGGACCTGAATACAGAGAGCTTTGATCGCTTCCGCAGGAGACCGAACGGATAGCCTGAAGGACCGCCCGAATCGGCGAAGCTTTCCGTAAAGCAGGACGTTGGTCATTGGTTGATGTTCGGCTGCAAAGGCGGTCATTGCTTTCCTCCAGGAACAAAAAAGCCACCCGAAGGTGGCTTGGGATAAGTGCGTCTTCTACTTGACGCACGCCTTCACCGCGTCGATGACCCGTTCAAGCGGCGACTGCCATGTGCGGTAGAAGTGATATCGAACCGTGGATCCGCCGTTGCTTGGCTCTACATCGACCAAGTGCAGAGGCGCCTGCGCGTCTGGAGCGAGAACCGAGTAACGATTGCCGGAGGACTGCAGGATTCCGCCGACGCTTGCGCCCAGAACGGTAGTGCTCTGCCAGCTATCACGAATGCATTCAGCGACGTCCTTGGCAGGCTTTTGTGATTTCAGATCTAAAAGCGACGGATTGCTTCGAGTTTCGGAAACGCTCGCACACCCGGCCAACAAAGCCAGACCCAGAGCACCGATCAGAATTCGCATGTGATCCCTCCCTGAAAACTGGAAATGTACCATCACTTGGCATCTCGATGCCGCAACACCAGGCGCATCCGATCAAGCCAGGGTCCGCCAAACACGATGATTTCCGAGGGCCTGCCGAGCAGGTGGTGCAGCATGAAGGGGCCAGGACCGAAGACCTGAGCATGCTCCTCTGGCAACTGCGCCTCAGCGCCGAGATAAATGCCCGCGTGATTGGGGTGCGCCGTGCGCCCGACGGCCATGACGATCATGTCGCCTCGCTGAGGCTCACTGACCTGGTAGAAGCCGGCAGCTTCATAGGCCTGCTCGTAAAGGCTCGGGCCGTCTGCCTGCTCCCACCATCCCTCCTCTCTGGCGTAAGCCGGGAACTCCAGTCCCCACTCGCGCTTGTACCAGTCCGCGCAAACCTGCCAGCAGTCCCAGGCGCCATGCACGAAAGGTCGGCCCAGCAGCGGCGTGTGACCGGTCGGGGTGATGGTGCGCAGGTCGCCTTCCGGCCAGGACAGGATGTACCAAGGCAAACCCGTTGCTTCGCACATGGCCAGGTCGCGCGGCGACGGCCTGCTGGTGGCGTCGGGATGCGAGTGCACGATACCGATCACCTGGCCCTGGTCCTCGGCTGCCGCATACTGCTCCGGTGAGATGCGGAACTCCTCCGCCGGATCGGTCGCGGTATTGTCGCACGGTATGTACCGCTGGGAGCGGCCCACGGCAATGATCAGGCCGCAGCACTCGCGCGGGTATTCCGCCGCAGCGTGCGCTTGCACGGCGGCGAGGATGTGTTTGCGCATGGTCAGCTCCGTGCGATCAGGGAAACGGCCGGGAAGCCGCCGAAGGGCAACTGGTTGCCCTGGCCAAAGCGAACTGTGCAGCCTGAGTCCAGACAGCCATTGCACTGGTCCTTGGCCGGGTCGTCCGTGGCTTTTCCATCGAGGTCGAAGTAGGGGCCGGTGTATCCGCAGTTGGGGCCGCGGTAGCCGGCGGTCATCGCCCAATGGCACAGCTGGGTCATCTGCCGGCCGATGGTCTCGCCGCCGACATCGCCAGGGCTAGCGAGCTCCCAGGCGACCGTGGTACCGCTCTCCGACAGCTTCTGATCGATGTACCAGACCTCAATCGCTTCCTCGGTAGGGTCGGCCTCCGGGTTGCCGGCGGGGAAGTTTGCCGCGTCTAAGTAGCGCGCCATGGTGTGACGCATTGTCAGCTTGAACTCGAGCAGGTTGTCGAAGGCCAGGCATAGCGCTGTGATCCTGCCGTTGACGTTGCCTACGGTCAGCGTGGGTCGCACGGCGGTGCCGTCCGAGTTCGCCTCGATGCCATCGATCTGCATGGGCCAGGCGCCGTACTCGTTGCCCTGCCACCAGATCGACTTGGCCGGAAGCTGGTCGGCGTTCGCGCCAGCTGCCGCAAGCTCCTCGGGTGTATGCGGTATCGCGTGCCCGTGGAAGCGCAGCGTGTCGGCGCCAAAGTCTGAGCCATCCAGCTCGAACAGCAACACCTCGCCGCCAGGCTCCAGGGTCTGGATGTCCTTGATCAGTGACATGGTGAATCCTTACGGGTGAAATGCCCGCTCGAAGGTGGCGGTGACTTTGAACCGGCCACCACCGACGGGCGTGGGCTTGGGGTCGGCGCAAGTGAAGAGCCCGAGATCTCCGAGCGGTGTCGACCAGAGGAAGGCCTTGGCGCCGCCGTGCCGGTCGAAAAACTCCATGACCTTGCGGACCTGGGCTTTTGTGCCGGTAACGGTGATCGGGTAGCTGTCCTCCTTGTTGTTGGGGCCGTCGCCTACTGTTTGCCGGTAGCCACCGCCGAAGCGAGACTCGCGCACCCGGTAACTGATCTCTGGCGTTTCGCCGCGCTGGGTGGGCCAGCTGAACTTCTCGATGGCCATCAGCGCCTCCCTTGTGCGTTTCGGTAGCTCACTCCGCCCGGGCGCCACGAATCTGCGACCGCCTTTTCTGCAGCAATCTGCAACTGCTTCTGCATGTTCTGTTGAAGCAGTGCTTGATCGAGCTGCATCCCCTCGTTACTACGGTCCTCCATGACCAGGCTGATCGGAGCCGACAGGCTAATAGCGGTTCCAGATCCTCCTCCGACCGCCCTGACGCCTAATTGGCCGCCGGACGTGCGGGTCAGAGGCATGACAGCTTCGTCGCCAGCCTCCCCCATCACACCGAGCTTGCCCCCGGCCATGCCGAAGGCCGTGGGCGTGCTGACGATGGAGTTGGTAAATGCGCCGCCATTGGCGAACATTTGCACGCCATTCGACCAAGCCCCGCCCAGAGCCTGGGGGAAATAGGCGCTGCCGTATCCGGCCTGCGAAGCCCCGAGATTAGAGGAAACAGCACCTGCGGAACCGGCAGCCATACCATTGCCGCTACCCCCGCCAAAATAAGCAGAGGCCGCAGTGGCGCCCCAGCTCACGAGGCTACCGAGCAAACCTGGTGCAGCCCGCTGCGTCTCGATTCTTACCATGTCGGCCAGAATCGACTTGGTGAAGTCCGCGAACGAGAACTTGCCGGTCATTGCGAAGTTCACAACCGCATCCTCCATCGAGGTAAAGGCGTTGGTGAAAAGGGTTTTCGTCTGGCCGGCGACATCACGGGCCTGCTCCAGGTAGTTTTGGAAGGCCGACGACGCCCCCTTCCGCCAGTCGCCCTGGGCATCGGTCATCGCGTCGTAGTTGGCGATGGTCGTTTCCTGAAGATCCCTTTCGGTCTTGCCCAGGGCCGCCAGCTTCTGGTTGTACTCATCAAGGCTCATACCGCGTGAGCCGTCGCCATATTGGTTGGCTAGGTCCAAGCGCTGCTGATTCATGCGATCAGTGATGCCGTTCTGCTGATCCTGCAAGCCGCGCTGGCGATCACCGAGCCCAAGGCTGTCGGCGGAGCGCTGACCCTGCTGCCTCAGCGCCAGGACCTGCTGGTCGAGGGCGTCTGTGTAGGTCTGCACAGCCCTGGCCTGCTTGGCCAGCCGTCCTTGCTCATTGGTCGCGAGCACCGAAAGCTCGGTATCGGCGTCCTTTTGAGCCTTCACCATGGCGGCCCGGGCGTCGGCGATCTTCTGGTCCAGCTGGATACGCTGCTGCGCGCTTGTGCTGCTGCGCCCTTTGGCGTCCTCCATGGCTTTGATTTCGGCCTCGTAGGCGTTTGTGACCTCGACCTTCTGCTGCTCAATGATCGCGGCGCGCTGGGCTGCATACGACTCCTGCGAGATCAGGCCGGCCTTCTGCGCCGCGTCCAGCTCCTTCTGCTGGTTTTTGTACTCAGCCAGGATGGCAGCCAGGGCGTTCTTCTGGTCGTTGAAGCCGGAAAGGTCGACGGGCGTGGTGCGCCCGCCGGTGTCCTTGAACTGCTTGGCGATGTCAGCCTGCACCCGAGCGATGTTCTCGGGCTTCAGCCGCTCATCATCCGGGTTGACCTTGCGGATCGCTTCGAGAGATTTGGTGTACTCCTTCAGCGCGTCCGCCCGCTTTTCTGCGTTGGTCCTAGCTGACTTCTCCAAAGCGTCGATCTTACCGATCGCCACAATTGCCGCCTGCTGCCGCTGGGCGTCGAGCTCCTGTGCCCTCGCGATGGCTTGCTGTGTGTCTCGCTGCTGGATGAGCGCTTTGAGCTCAAGGTTGGCGTCCGTCAGCTTCTTCTGTGCTGCGGTGTCGTCAGGATCACCATTCACCGCACTCTGCGCCGCTGCCAGACGCTGCTGCGTCTCGACGATACGGCTCGCTATATCCTGGTCACGGCCGATGTTCTTGACCGAGTCGACTGTTGCAGCGACCTCGCCACGCAGCGCCTTCCAGCCGCGCTCCCAGATCGAGAGGTTCTCGGTGACTTCCTTGCTGCGGTTCTTGATGGTATCGACGTAGGTGTCGGTCAGCAGCTTGGCAGCCCCGATGGTGTCGCCCTGCTCCTTCAATGCGACGATCTGCGAGTAGGTTGTTGCTGTCAGGAAGTTGTACTGCTCGTTGAGTTCCTTGGCGGCGGTCACCGGGTCCTTGCCGATCTTCACGAACTCGGCAACGGTCTCCTCTATTGCCCTTCCGGTCGCAGACCGCCATTCCAGGGCCGCCTCAGTGATCTCGACGAAGCTGTCTGATGCGATTCTGCCGCTGCCGGCCAGCTGGGTGAGCACCTCAGCCGCGGCGCCGGTGGTGCCGACGGTCGCCGCAACCTGGCGTGCCATCCCGGACATTTGGTCCGCCGTTGTGCCAGCGGCATTACCGGTCTTAATCAGCTCCTTCTGGAATCCGACCGCCTCCTCGCTGCCCGAATAGTAGGCATAGCCGAGCACGGCCATCGCGGCAGCCGCAACAGTGAAGGGATTCACCAGGCCCAGGACGTAGCCGCCGAGCGCTTGTACGGCAGGACCGATCCCACCGAACATGTCCTTGAGCTGGCCGCCCTGCTGGAGCAACACGGTCAGTGGCGCCTGGCCGCCTTGCAGGGATACCACGATGTCGGTGAACTGCGCGGGCACTCCGCGCAGCGCAGCGGCGGTAGCCTTGGCGGTCATCCCCGTCTTGTTGAGCGCGTTATCGGCGCCGCCCAAGGCGGTGCGCGCCTGGTCAATCTTCGTTTGGTACTCGCCGAATGTCTCGGCGTCGAGCGCGCCGTTGGCGCGGAAGCCCTTGAGCTTCTGCTCCATCTGGTCCAGCCGGCTCATTGCTGCGACGGTCGGGTCGATCCTGCCTAGCAGTTCCTCGAGCGCCTGGCCTTCTTCTCGATGCGCGCCGGCGGCCTTCTTCGCCGCCTCCGCCTGACGCTCCTCCGTGGCGATGAGCGCTTGAGCCCGGCTATTGATGGACGCCTGCCGGCTGGCACTGTCCGATAGAACAGCGTTCGCCTGGGCGGTGACCTCGGCGCTCTGCTCGGTCGCCCGGTTCAGGGACTGCACGTACTGGCTGGCCTCCAGCGAGGCCTTGGCCACAGCCAGAATCCTGGCCTGCTGCTCGTCCGCGGATTCGGCAGCTCGCCGGCCGGCCTGTGCACCGGCATCCGTGGCACTGGTAAGCGCCTCTTGTACCTTGCCCGCCTGCGCGGCTTCGGTCCGAAACGCCCCCATGTTCGCTGCGGCACTACTGAACGCCGTCGAGGCATTGGTGACAGCGCGGCCCACTGTGGCCATCTGCTGCGCAAGCTCAGTCTGCTTGGCGTTGAGCGCCTGCAGCTCCTGCACGATCTGCCGGGTATCACCCAGCAGGCTGCCCAGGGCAGCTTCCCAGGCCCGGCCCGTTCGACCAGCCGACTCTTCGCTGCGCTTGCCGGCATCCGTCAGCTGGTCGAGATTGTCCTTGGCCTCAACGGCATCACCGGAGTCGATCTGAAGACCGAGAGAGGCAATGGTGGTCATGATCTACTCCATGGATTCGGCCATGACGGCCAAGGCCTCGACCTCCATGACGCGGAGATCGGGGAAAATTTCGGTGAGGCAACCACGCTTGATGCCAAGCATTGCTGCCGTCGAGGAGATGGCGGTGTAGTCCAGCCCTGACGGCCCGCCCGGCCCCACCCTCCACTGGGTGCCCATAGCATCGAACAGGCGGAAGGCAGGCCACGCATCCGGCCAGACCTCCACCTCTTCTTCATCGATGTCTTCCGGCGTCAGTCCCAAGGCCGCAAGTTGCTCGGCGGTAGGGCCCCGCTCGTAGCACGCCCGGGCCGCCGCCCTCAGTTTCCCAAGCGGGCCGGGCTGTAGGCAGCCTGGAAGGAATCGATAACCGCCTTCGGTGCACCGGTGCAGGTGCGCACTAGGTCGGCGATAGCCTCAGCGCTGAACTCGTCTTCCAGGTCCCAGCCTGTGACGATCTCTCCCAGCTGCTCGGCCTGTAGAGCGATTTCGCCAGTGGTTACCTCCTCCCACGTCGCCCCGTCTTTCTGCGCCTTCTCCGCCCAGGCGTCGCGCGCCTTATTCCAGCGGTCGAACATTGCGGACAAGGCCACGCGGTCCATGTAGCGGAACTCGAACTCCACCGGCACCGGATCGGCGCCAATGCGCGGGATCTGCACTAAGGCAGCGAAAGTTGGGTTCTGCGCGATTTTGATCTTCGCCATGAGGACTCCTTACGCGCCAGCCAGGTAACGAAGCGAACGGGCCGAGAGGCCGACGCTGATGGTGCGGGTCATGACGTTGTTCCGCTCCATGGTCGGGTCCGGTGTGATGCTCACGAAGCCTGGATACAGGATCTGGTCGCCGTTGCGGAGCTTCATGCGGATTACCGTGAGCTCTTTCGAGGCATCGTAGCCCTCGACGGTCTCCACGTAGGCAGCGCTAGGCTGGTCCTCAACCACGATGGTCAGGGTCCGTGGGTTGCGGTTGGCCGGGTACTGCTTATCGTCGTCATCCTCGAGGTAGCCGACGGTGGTGTACTGCTGCTCACCGCCTGCGGAGTTGAAGGAGGTGACCTTGGAGATCTGCACCCAGTCGGAGACCGGCAGAACAGAGCCAATGCCCGCGCCTGCGGTGAACAGCTCAATGTCGCTGGTGTCCAGGCCACCCAGGGAGAAAGCGTCGTCGGCAACGTTGGATGCCTTGACGGCACGGTCGTTGATCATTGCCCAGCCGGAGCTGACCAGCAGCACGGCGCCGCTCTGGATGGCATGGCCGGCAGCAGTAGCCACCGGCGGCTTGGCGTTGGTCAGCGCGGTGAATGGGACAGCAGCGCCGATGACGCGTGCGATCTCCAGCACTGCGCCGTTTGGCAGCGGGAAGCGTGCGGCCATGGTTTGTTTCCTCTTGATAACCCGCCGAGCGGCGGGTGGTTACGCCCCAGCGGGCAGTTGGTCCGCGACACCGCGGTAGGTGAAGCTGGCCGGCACCGTGTAGGTCGCCGACTCGATGATGGTTGAGCCCTGGTCTACCGGCTCGGTGACAAGGCCCTCGAAGCCGTTGCGGCTGAGTGCCGAGTCCACGCGGAAGAGGCTCGAGAGCTCTTCGACCAGGGTCTCGGCGGCAGCTAGCGGCTGTCCCGCCGGGCAAACGATGCTCACTTGGTAGACCCCGGTGTACTCGTAGGCCTCGCCGCCCAGGTAGCGGCAAGTTGTCCCCGCTGGCAGCTGAAACGCCTGCAGATACGTTTCGTCCGGCCCGGCCTCAAAGCCCTGTTCGAAGTTGGCGACCCGGATCGGGCGCGCCGCGGCCCAAGCCATCAGCTTGATCTCGATGGCCTGGCGGACTCGTGCATGGCTCATACGCTGTTGTTCCTGATGGCTTCGTCGACGATGCGTTGGAAGTTGGCCAGGGTCACTCTGACCATGCCGGCGGGCGCCTGCGTTGAATGTCCGTACTCGAGCGGAATGGCGTAAGGCAGGTTGTTCACGATGTACGCCGTCTGGCCGATGGTCAGCGCCTGCACTTGGGTGATGAGCGCGGTAATGGCCTCGCTGCCGGACGGGTCTATGCGGTCGAGCTCTTCGGTCGCCGGAGAATCGATGGAGAACTGCCAGTTACCCCGGAACCTGCCGCCGACATAGCCCTGGCCAGCGACAAGGCCATTGGTGGCGAAATTCTGCACCCGCTCGGTCTTGGTCAGGGGCTTGGCGTACTTCACGCCCTTGCGCAGCCTGCCGGCCTTGGTGAAGTTGTCCTGGTTCAGGTTGATCAGGGAGTTGCGAACCGCGACCTTGAAGTCGTAGTCATCTGCGGCCTGGTTGGCCTTGGCCCGGTGCGCGACGTTGGCCGCCCACAGCTCGGGGTTTCCCACAGGCGACATGCGAATAACGCTGCTGCCTATCTCGATCACGATCTCGCGGAAGGTCGCGTCCAGGGCTTGCTCCGCCTGCTCGGCGAATGCCCGGATAGCCTCAGCGAAGCCGCCCTGTTGCCCGCCGTACCGCTGGGCCATGTGTGAACCGCGCGCCATATCACTTCCTCAGCTGGACAGTCCAAGTCGCCTGGGCCGGGTCCTCGGACACGTTCAGTATCCGGTAGCCGCTCAACTGGTCGCCGATCTTCGGGGCCGCTGGTATCTCGGTGACAACGCCGTTCAGTTCCTCGAACAGTTCGCTCTGAAGGACCAGTAGCTTCACGTCCTCGGTTTGGATACGCGTGCCGTCGATTTCCTTGGCCAAGTAGCTGCCGAACACCGCGCGGCCGGCGTAGTGGATGGTCGAGACCGGGACGGTGCCGCCGATCTCGGGGTCATATCCGCCCTTGACCGTGCGGCTGCCTGCAACAGGCTTCACCGTGTCGGCTAGGCCATCTGGATCATCGAACGCTTCCGCCAGCTCGTCCTGGATTTCTTCTCGCATGCCCATTCAAATAAACTCCAGCCAACCCCCCTGACAGAGATCGGACATGACAAAAAAAGCTGAATGCGAAATGGCGATACGCCAACTTGCTCACACCTGGGCGGGAACCAAGGAGCAGCCGCCAAGTTGGCATCCGAGTTTCGGAGAGTTCAAAGACTGGCTTCGATCTCAAGGTTATGGGCACTACCTAGAGTTCAAGAGCGTGATGCCCGCGAACGATGTAGCTGAGCAGTGGTTTGATCAGGAGCTGAAACAGACCTGGCGAAACTGATGGTAGTTACACCCGTTTCAGCATCACGGTGCCAGAGCGCCGGGTCCACGGTGCGATGAGGTCGAGGGCGAAGCTCTCGCCAGTCAAGCGGTCCACGGAGCCAGCGACATAGGTCTTGCTCACGGATGTCCCGGACTGAGCCGACACGGTCTTGCTTTGCACCTCGCGCTGGGTGTCCTTGTAAAGCTGACCGGCCGCAGCCAGTTTGGCCACCTGCGCGCCGGCACTCACAATGGCGTCCGGCACCGGATCAGGCACCGGTCGCTTGATCTTGGCAGTGAGCCAGGCATTGGCCATGGCCACGGCAAGGACCGCATCACCGGTGCCGACCCAGTCCTGCCCGAGCCTCTGGTCAACATCAGCAACAGTGATGAAGTCGGTCATGGCTTATTCCTTCGACGGGATCAGCGCCTGCAGCTCGGGCTTGTTGAGAGCGGGATCGAAGGTGATGCCCTGGGCCGTCAGCCACTCTTTGAGCTCCGGAACCTTCATCTTGTGAGGGTCGGTCTCGGGATCGCCGTCACCCTCCTCCTCAATCGCTTTGTCGATCTCCGCTTGACTGCTGACCGGGGCGTAGCCGTTCGGTGGATAGGCCGACGCCTTGTAACCCTTTCCCACCCACTGAGCGACGGTAGGGCCATCCAGGCGCAGACCTTCCTCGATCTCGCTCACGCTGATGCCCTGGCGCTGGTAAGCCTCGCCGATGTGCGGGGCGTCGCCCTGCACGGACACCGAGGTTGCGCCGTCGATCACGCCGAAGAACTGGTCCAGGCGGCGATAGCAGGTGCCGCGCTCGCTACCCGGGGTGTTGGTGTAGATGACTTTCATGCTGATCTCCTGCGCAGGGCGCCAGGCAGGCGCCCTGCATCATGGGGTCAAGGGGTGGCGGTGCCACTGATGACCGCGGCGAACGGAACCTGTTTGCGGTCGAACACGCGCTTCCAGTTAGCCGCGGCAGCGTACTGGGTGGCACTCGGGCTCAGGTTGCGGTTCTCGCTGCCCTGCCAGCTGAAGCCGGCCGGCTGGAGGATGTAAGTCTTGCGCTCCCACAGCACCTCGGCACCGCCACCGTTACCGCCGTCCGGCTTGCGCTGCATCTCGACAGGCATGTGCGGATCGCCCTCGCCATAGCCGAAGGCGCCTTGGCCGAAGAACAGCGACAGGTACTGGCCCGGGGCGTAGATCAGGCCGTCATCCATAAACACCGGCTTGCCAAGGTAGGTGGCCAGGATGACCTTGCCCTGCGAGTCGCGCAGGTACTCGATCATGTCCTGCTTCACCATCTGGTTCATCACGACCGAGTGCACGCCGATCGCGGCGAACATGTCGGCGGCGTCACCAGCGGTGAAGGCAGCGTCTTGGAAGGCGTTTGCGCTGATGGATGCGCCCGCATCTTTCACCATGTCCCCGCCGTTGTTGGCGATGTTGGACGCAATCACGCCGCGGGCCGCCCCCATCAGGTAGCGCTGCCATTGGCGGGTCCAGTAGGTGCCGAAGCGGTTGCGGATGTGCTGCATCGGCTCGGAGTTGGCCAGCTCAGCAGTCAGGTCGGATACGCCATAGCCCTTGTTGAGGTACAGGGTGCGGGCGCGCATGCTGCCCTGCTCGGCCTTGCCGACGGCGCCCAGGTCATCAGGGTCATCGTTGGAGATGTTCGGCGCCTCATCGGCGTCGAGATCCTGCCAGTAGCTGATCTCGGAAGTGCCTTGGCCGTTCTTGGCGATGCCGTCCAGAGTCGCGGAACGGGTGATGATGCCCGACTCATAAACGGCGGTCTTCTCTGGGGAGTTCACCGGCTCCAGAGTGCCGTAGTAGTCGGCAACGAAGATGTCCGACAGTTGGGTAGATGCCATGGGTTAGGTTCCTCGGGTGGCTTGGAGTTTTTTGAAAGCGTCGGGGTTGTCACGAGCCATCGCAGCACGCTCGGTCTCGGTGTACTCGCCCCATTTCTTCGTGGCCTTGCCACCGTTGTCGCCGGTCTGCCCGGCCCCCTGAGCCCTTGGCCACAGGTGGGTAGCGGTTTCGCGCAGCGATTCCGCCCATTCGAGGGGAGACAGCGGGGTCTTGCCGTCCTTCCCGTACACGACTTCGCCGGCACGGTCAGTGGCAACGGGCTCGCCGTCTTCGCTCAGTTTGAAGGTGCCGCGGGCGCGCAGGATGATGTCCTCGGCAGCCTCGGGCAGCGCGCCGGCCTTGATGGCAGCAGCGCGGATGGAATCGGCCAGCACCTTGTCGCTGTACTTGGCAGCGAAGGCTTCGGCCTTATCAGCACGCTCGTTGGCGGCCTTGACCTGCTTGTCCAGATCGGTGCGCAGGCGCTCGGTGCGGCGGTTGATGACCTCGTCCAGCTTGCCCTCGGCGATCAGTTTGGTTTCTTCGTCCTGGCCAGCCTTGGCCAGCAGGCCCTTGACGGCTTCGATGTCCAAGCCGTCGAACTGCCCTTTCAGCTTGTCCAGTTCGGTTTTGATGGCCTTGTTGGAGCCGATCAGCTCGTTGTTTTTGGACTTGAGGCCCGAGACCTCGCCATCCAGGAATTTCTGCACCTCGCCGCCCAGCGCTGCCTTCAGCGCAGCGGTTTGGGTTTCGTCGAGAGTGAGGCCGTGGGCGGCCGGGTCGAAGTCAAAAGGCATGTGGCTATCCCCTTGGGATTGATTGGCCCGCCTGGCGGGCGTGAAAAAGCCCCGCAACTGCGAGGCTTGTTTATCGCGCCACGAACCCGTGGCCCTTCGTTTTGTGGCGCGGATCAGCTGATGCCAGCCCTGTCGAACGCCAACGGTTCCATGTCCTTGAGCTGGTCCAGCGTCAGTGGCTTGAAGTTCTTGTCCAGTTGCAACGCTGCGAAGCGCTCAGCCGTCAGGCCGCCATTGCGGAACAGCTTGCCGCGCACCGGCCCCAAGGCGGCGTCTTGGAAGGCCGATGGCTGTGTTTTGAGCCACTGGTAGTAGCTGAGGCTCGCAGAGACCTGCCCGCCGCCATCCGCGCCCACTGCTGCCCTAGTGGCGCCCTGTCCAAAGAGCGCCGAGAGCCTGGTGATCGGCGTGATGGTGGTTCGGCAGTGGATGTGGAAAGGGGGCACTGGCCCCTTGCCCATCTCGTACTCGCGCCCATCCAGGCTCCGGCACTGCACGCTGGTCTTCCGATCCAGGGTGGCAACGATCCGATAGCCCGGTACCACCTCGGCATTGGCCCTGAGTGTTTCCATGCGCGCCGTGGTGGCCACATGCTGAACTGCGGTCTGGACAACTGCCCGGGCGCTTCGGTTCGTGACCGCCAGCACGCCGTCCGTGAAGTTCTGCGCGGCGGTGCCGCGTATGGCCTGTGTGATCTCGGCGTTGGTCTGGCCCTGCACGACACCCATCCGGATGGCATTGGTTACCCGGTCCGACTCGGTGCGCGTCCAACCGTTCAGGAAGGGCTTCAGCAGTTTGCCGCCGTCGACCCCAGCCACCTGCAGGGGTTGCGTGTTGATCGCCGCCCTGAGCAGCGAGTCTGCCGGCATGGCCGCATCGATCAGCAGCGCCTTGGCCAGGCTGCGGCCCTCGAACGCAGCCTCGTATTGCGCGATGTCCACCAGGTCGGACTGCATTCGGTCGCTGAAGGCCTTGTAGATCTCCAGCAGCTTGCCACCTACCCGCCCAAGGAGCTCTTCCAGCCTGCTCCGGCCGTAGGTGGTCAGTTCTTTGCGCGTAAGCTGGTCACGGACATGGCTGTCAGCCCGGCGCAGGTAGGTTTCGAACTTCTTGACCTCGCCGGCCTTGAGCCGCTCAAGCAGTACCGAGTGGCGGCTTACCTGCTCCAGCAGTTTCTCGTCCGCTGCCTGTTCCGGTTTCGTCGCCATCGTCTTTGTCCAAGTTGACGCCACCGGCGCCGTGGTCGTCGCCGATCAGTCCGGCCTCTTCGCCGTAGGGGCGCTCTGGCAGCTTGCCGGTGGTCAGGTACTGCCAGTAGGTCTCGGCACTGATGGTACCGGCCATGACGCTCTTTTGGAGCTCTGCCAACACCTGGGCGTTGACCTCAGGGATCACGAATTCAGGCTTGACCGTGAAGACCACCTCGTCCGGGTTAAAGCCTGTCCACTCTGCCGCATAACGCAGGGCCTGCTCGATGGCCGCCGCCGCAGTGATGACGATGCTATGCAGCGTGGCGTGCTGGTCGTTCTGGCGGGTCTTGCGGGCCTCGCCCGACTCGGTGCCGGAGACGTCCATCACTTTGGCGCCAGCCTCAAGGGCGGCGTTCTTCTGGTCTTCCATCGCTGTACGGACGGCTTCGATGCCGGCGCCCTGGAACTCCAGGTATCCACACTGGCCTTTCGGCCCGAGATCCCAAGCCGCAGACGGCCCGGTCACGTTAAGCTCCACGCTCTCGTCCAGGCCCGACACCCACGGCTGCGGGTGGCTGGTCTGGTGCAGCGCGGTGAAGTAGTCGGCGCTGAGTTGGTAGGACTTCAGCGCAGCCCGGGCCATGGTCAGCAACGGGATCTCGTCCACATCGGGCGAGTTGTCGGTGGAGCCGCAGTAGATGACCGGAATGTAGTCCAGCCCGCGCACCAGGTTGTTGCTGCCGTCGACGGTACCCAGCGGGCGGTCGTCCTCGATCAGCTCGCCGGCCTCGTTGCGCACGCCCGTGCGGCAGATCGCACCGTCCATGTAGAACTCGCGGTAGACCGTCTCGCATTCGTGGCTGTAGCGGTCCTGCTCCTTGCGCCTGAACTCGCGGAACACCGACAGCACCAGATCCTGCCGACCGCCTTGGTCGGCGGTGTCCCAGTTGATGGCGTTGCGGACCGCGTAGGTCGCGAAGTACGGCTGGCCCGCGTCATCGATGTTGACCACCAGCGGCACGCGACCATGGGAGATGGCCTGGCGCACGATCCGCAGGAACAGCTGGGTCAGGCCGAAGCCGTCGGCGGTGGCGTTGTCCTCCAGTTGCTTCAGCCCAGCTGGCAGCTTTACCTCGGGGATCAGCCTGGAGACCAAGCCCATCATCGAGCGCAGCGAATCCCGTACCCAGTGCTCGTACTGAGCCCGGGCGGTGTAGTTCTGGTACAGGTAGGCATTGCCGGCGCCATCAAGCTTTTCGGCCTCGGTCATGCCGCTTGGCTTGGGCAAGTTGCGCGGGCTGCGTTTGATGGCGCCCTCGCCCTCCAGGGCGTCGTCCATCATCCGCCACTCTTCGATGTGAGCGTCGTAGTCTGGGTTGGTGGATTGAACAGGCATTACGCCAAACCTCCGATGCGGCGGACACCGCCTGTGCGTTTGCGTCGCGCCATGGCAACGGCGAAATAACGGAACCCGTCTGCCGGGTGCGAGGACCAGTCGTGAAGGGGCTTATCCTTCCAGCACCCGCGCTTGTCGTCCCACTCCTTGCGGTAGCTTTCCAGAGCCGTGATCCCCTCGCTGCACTTGGCCTCGTCGAAGGCGCAGTTGGGGAGGATCTCGCGCGCCTGCTCGATGCCTTCATCAACGCCGAGCTTGGGCACCACTTGAAAGGTCATGCGGTACTTCTCATCGTCTATCTCGTAGCCCTCGCGCGCGAGTTCGCGCCGGGTCTTGCCGTCGCTACCAAACTCGCGGTTGTCGATGTCATGGGGGCCCCAGTGCTCGCCGTAGGTGTATCCGCGATCCTTCAGCACCTTCATGTAGTGCCGAAGGCCTTCGCCGCTGTTCTGGTAGAAGTCGATGACGTGGAATTCTTCAGCGACGATCCGGACGAACCAGATGGCCGTGGAGTCGCCCACGCCGATGTCCCAGAACGTGTGCACCGGCAGGTGGCTGTTATCAGGCAGCTTGCCGATGCGTTGGGCGGCGTAGAGCTTGGTGAACTGCTTGGCGTAGTAGGCGCCCTCGATCGTCTGCTGGAATGCCTCGGCAGGGATCGACGGGTACTCGCGCTTCATGTCGTCGCCGAGGGTCTTTTCCTTGGCGGTGTACCAGGCGCGCTGGCCCGGGTTGGTGACGATGCCGTGCTTGGCGGCCAGGTCGTCGAAATACTTTGTCAGCCGGTCCGGGATCGTGACGTCGGTAGGGTCCAGCGAGTACAGCGGATTCCGCCACCAGCTGAAGAAGAAGAACTTCCAGTCCAGCAAACCCAGCGGCACGCCGGCCAGCTGCTGCTTCTCAGCGCTCTGCGAGTAATCGAAGAAGTAGCCCGCCCGCCCCTCCGCCGTCGACTCGATCGTAACGAAGCACTCTGCGGCGACAGCCTCAAAGGCGCCGGTGACGATCTCTCGGGCTTTGTGAGGAAACTTGGCGCAGATCTTCCCGAACTCGGATACGTGCAGATACCGTAGAGTCCCGCCCCGAAAGGATGTGGACACGTAGAGCGATCCGCCTTTGCTGAACACAAGCTCACCAGCAGCATCGTTGCGAGCAGGGTTAGCAGCGCGTATCTCCTTGGGAAGGTGGTCATACGCATACTTGATCTTCTCGCGGAAAAGCCGCTTGGCGTCGTTCAGGGTGTGGGCGATCAGGGCGCACTTGGCGGCCTCGAACAACGCGGCATCCAGCTGGACGATACAAACCAGCGTGGTAAAGCCAAGCTGCCGGGCCTTGAGGATGATGTTGCGGGTGTGCATCCCTTGGAAGTAGTCGACCTGCTCCTGCGTCATCCGGAAGCGGACCTTCTTGCCCTGCTTGTCCGTGATGAAATACAGGTTGTTCAGCCGCCAGAACCGATCCCGGAGCAGTTTCATGTGCTCGGGCTTCATGGTCAGGCATCCTTCGATAATTCATCCATCAGCTGCGACAGTTCGTCGGCGTCTTTCGACTGCTCCTTGTCGTCCAGGCCGAATGCGGTGCGTTCGAGCACCTGCAGATTCTTCATGGCCGAGGACAGCTGGAAAAGGGTCTTGGCGTTGCTGGGCAAGGCCACAGCGGAAAGCATGGAAGCCCGGCGGAAACCGCTCTCGTCGTCGGCCGTCTCGCGCTCAATCTCGTCTTCGATCTCTTCGCGCTTCTGGATTGTGGTCAGCAGATCATCCATCAGCAGGTTCGCAAGGTTCGTGGCCTTGCGAATGTCACGGCGATGGCTGCGAACAACCGTCGCGCCCTCTTCTGCCGCCTCCTCGATGATCTCGGCGTCGCGCTCAGGGTTCGCGCATTGGTCTTCGCGAACCTCGCCGCGAACCAGCTTATTGCGAACCTCTTTCCGGACCTGCTCGGAAAGGTCCCGCTCCCAGCCTAAGGCTTTGGCCTTCTTTCTGATTGCGGTGTCGCTCACTCCATTACGGTCGGCGATGGTTCGGATGGAAAGCGCGCCGGCCCGGTAGGCTCGTTCGATCGCCTCCCAGTCGGGTTGCTTAGCTGTCATAAAGATTCCGCTTAGAAAATATCGTACTTGACCAAAATTTTTGCAGCCACGAATCCCATCAGGCTCAGCATGAGCAGTAGATTCCTTAGGCTGTAGTAACCACCCGACCTATCACTCGCTCTCTCTGCGTATGCTTTTTGCTCAGGGAACGCATTGCCTGGGTATTGAGAGCACAACTGCAGGTACGCAGCGTTCAATTTAACGGTGTGGATAGAGGCCTCGATTCTCTTGAACCCAAAGTACGCAGCCAGCGCCATCAAAAGTAACGGCACTAACTGAACCGTCGCAGGGTTCCACCCTAGCTGATCATAGGCAATTGTCTGAGCGAGATATGCGCAGCCGGCAAGGGTAGCGCCCAGCACAAATTGATCGAAACCAAATGAGCTTTTGTAGTATGTGTCATTGAGGAGCTGGAGATTTTGAGCGGACACTTTCTCATCCTGTTAATGGGAAAAGACCATTCTTCCCAAGCAACAGACCTCTTGTCTACGGCTACTCCCTCGCCCGGCCCACAGAACGTTAACAGATTCTGATCCGCCTGGCCGAGTATCACTCGTCCCTCCTTTGCGAACCCTGTCGACCCCCACAGCACATCGATGTTGGCGTCGATCAATTGAGCATGCTCTAGGTTGTGGATGCTGCCAGTGTCGGCGAGGATCTCTCTTTGTACCCAATCCCATACCTCGGGTACAGGAGACAGATGCACTAACGCCTGTTTTTCGGCCGTCATCACAGACGGCGGAGCTGGTCTCTCCAACCCTCACCGCGAGATTGATAAGATGTCGTTTAAGCAACCGCTCAATCTAATCAGGGATTTCAGATGGCGTTTAGCACATCACCTATGTTAAGAAAAATCGTTCAGGGCAGCCTTACCTTATTAGGTGCCGCAGGCTCTGTAGCGATTCTATCGCTCGTTTACACGATGTGGCACGACTCCCGGGAGGAGTCCGCTGCTAACGGCGAAAACAGAGCCGCTCTTGCCTTTACGAAAGGCCGTCTCACTGAGACGACTGCAGAGAATCTCAAGCTGAAAGACGAAGTGGCGGCTTTGCAGAAACGGATCGATGAAGCTCGACAGGAACTAACTACCGAGCAACTCAACAATCGGTATGACAAAAGGTTGCTTGAAGAAAGCACCACCAGACAAAAGCAACTGGAAACACAGGTTGATCAGCTTCGATCATCGCTCGCCAAATCAGACCCCTGCGCACCTCTTCACGCTGCCATTGACGGTCTTGAGCGCGCTCTTCAAGTGCCTACATACAGGCTCCCACATCTGAACGGGATGCAGAGGAAGCAAGCAGAAGAAAGCTTGGCGAAGAAGTACCGATCGCTTGATGTTTGCCTATCAGCGAGCCGTTAATAGGCACGCGGACACCAGCGACGATCAGCTCCTGAGGCAAGCCGACGCCCTTGGCTTCAGCAATCGCCTTCACCACCGCAGCGTCGAGCGCATTGATTGTAGCCACCACAGCAGCCGGGAGCAGCCGGGAGTAGCCGGGAGCAGCAAGGCATGGTGCAGCCGGGTTACATTGCTCATGCCTACTACTCGCAATATTCCAGTAACGGCTGATGATCTAAGGGCAGAAGCCTAATGTGATCAGTTCCACGCATCCAGTGCGCGTAAGCGCTGGAGGGCGTGCCGGTACTTACAGAACAGGGCATACGTGGCGCGAGCGGTCCCAGCTGCACTCTGTGCACCTATTCCGTCGCAGTCTGCTTTGACGTATTGCTTCCACCTTACCTGAGATTCCTCAAGCAAGACCGGAACCGTCTCGAATGTCGCAAAGGCGCTTGGATGCTCGGCTGCATCTCGAGCAGTGACCAGTTTCTCCTGGTGCTTCTGTTCGACCGCTTCGTTACTCGATCGCACCATAGCGGAAAGACACATATCGCTATCGTTCGTAGTACGCACGTCAGGCCTCTTAAGGCACTGCTGCCAGTCGGATTCCAGCTTCGCCGCGAACTGGCGCACCGCCGCGTCCAGTTCTTCCTCACGGCCAACATCAGCATGGGCAGCGCTCATCGCGAGCAATGATCCTATGCAGATCGCTTTAAACAACTTATTCACGCTTCTCACTCCTTGAGATGTCTATTTAGGGATTGCATGGTGCAGCATATGGAACCCGCGCGCCACGAAATTGCGCGCCCTAATTTGTGGCGCTGCTATTTGCTTTTGCTGCGCTGGATCTGCGCATCGACCTGGTCAGCGCAGGTGTCGAGCAGGTTGATGGCCCGGTCCTTCAGCGCCCACAGGTCGCCGTTCAGGCGCAGGTCTTCGTCATCGTCCACCCGCTCGCACGGGACCATCTCAGGGGGTTCGAGCCTTACCGCTGTTGTCTTTACTGTCACCGGCTGAGGCTTTGCCGCGCAGGCCGTCAGGAAGAGGCTGAGCAGCCCAGTCACGAACAGGTTTGCTGTTGCGTTTGAGGTCTTCAAAGTTCTTCTCCGCCTTACGCGCTTTCGCCTTGCTGGCCTCCAGGCGCTTGTTCAGGTCCTTGAGATAGTCGGCGTTGCGCTGGGCTTCGGCCCGCAGGGTGGTGATGGTGGCCTGGCTTTCGGCGTTGGCGTCGATGGCCTTCTTCTTCTCGCCGGCTTCGAATGCCACCTCACCGCGGAGGGCGACGACGCGATATTGCTGAATACCAACGAGCAGCAGAGCAACCAGGCTGATGAGCAGTGCGGCGGCAATGGCTTTCATGCGGCGTCCACCTTTCTGCCCAGGAAGCGAGTGACAAGCTCACGAATGGCCGTCACGCCGAGGAAGCCGATCGTGCCACCCGCAGCTACCGATAGGCTGGGCGGCCAGCTCATCCACTCGATCAGGCTCGACGCTACCAGGCTCAGCGACCCACAGATCAGCGACTCGAAAATGATCCGGCGCTTACTGGTTTCTTTCGCGTCGTAGAGGACGCGCAGTAGGGAGACTGTGACGGCCATTATTGCGCCCTGCCATAGCGGGTTCGAAAGGGCCAACCAGATCTGCGCCCATGTGTCCGGGTTCTTGTCAGGCATGGGGATAATCCGGCTTTCGTCCCTTTCGGGGTTGAACGATGACAGCCCCGCTGGGTGCGAGGCCTCGAATGAACAAATAAAACATAAGTGTTTACACAACACATTTATGTTTATATAATGAACCCATCAACACACAACGGAGGGTTGATGAAGTACAGCGAGTTCAGGAGATGGTTGGAGGCCCGAGGGGTCGAGTTTTCGAAGTCAGCCAACGGCAGTCACTTCAAGATTCGCTACAAGGACCGCCAGACGATCTTCCCAAGCCACGGATCCAAGGAGATTGGTGAAGGGCTTAGGAAGGAAATCATCAAGCAACTGGGCCTCAAATGAGGCCCCACCACCCTGAACAGACGTCCAGTCAGCCCCATGAGAGGAAACATGTACGACTACAAAATCGTGGCTCACGAGGAAAACGATCACTTCTGGTCGTCTTGCCCAGACATCCCCGAGGCACACAGCGTTGGCGACAGCCTGGAAGAGCTACTTGCGAATGCGGTAGACGGGCTCACCCTGGCGCTGTCGATCTACGTTGACCAGAAGCGGGCGATTCCACCTGCCACCGAAGCCGGCGATCACATCGTCCGGCTTTCTGGCGTCACGGTCGCAAAAATTGCGCTCTGGAATGAATTGGTCCGCGCCGGCAAGACCCGGGCTGATCTCGCCTCGATGCTGGGTGTATCACCTACCGCGGCCGGGCGCCTGGTCGATTTCGAGCACACCTCCAAACTCGAAAGCCTGGAAGAAGCTCTGGCGAAGTTCGGGGTCCGACTCCAGGTGACACCTACCGCGCTGCGGGCTGCTTGATCGCACTCTAGGGGGTCGGAACACTCTCCGGCCCTTTTGAGGTCCTCTACGAGCAACAAAAAACCCGGCTTTGTGGGCCGGGCTTTGTATGTTTTCGCCAAAGGCGAAATTATGACGATGGCGAAATAGTGCCAAAACACTCCTCAAACTGTCAAGCAGCTATTTCCTGATCCCCGCTGCTGCGCTCACGCAGCCTTTCCACAACCCGCGCGACAGGTTTCAATGCCTGCTTGTCGAGCTTGTCCACCTGGCTGCAGAGGGCATCCCACACCTCCTGCCAATCCCTTGCCCAGTTCTGCGGGTTCATCTTCTCGCCGGTGCGGTCCTCGACGAACATGCACACCGCACCAGGGCCCATCGCCTCGCCGCCGTGGACGAGGATCTTGTGTGATTGGAGGGCAGCCATGGCCATCCAGTAGGCGCGCTGCTTCTTGCGGTCTGTTAGCGCTTCCAGGCCGCTCCCGAGCCATACCAGGCCATGGGAGATGCTCAGGTCGTTACCGCTGGCGACGGGCGAGTACAAGAAGTGCCCAAGGTGGCGCAGCGACTTCGGCAAGGAGTCGATCGCCTGAATCACGAGGCCGGCGGTCAGCATGTGCGCGCAGCGGTCGTTGGTGAGGCGGCGACCTGGGCGAGTCTCCTGCACACCCTCCTTGCGGACTTCGTACACCTTGCACACCTCCTGCCCGTCGTGATTCTCCAGCATGACCATGATCTTCACATCGCCGGAGCCACCTTTCTTGCCCAACGCTGCCTGCTCCGCGGCTACGGCCAGAGCGGATGCGCGATTCTCGTGCAGTGCGTCGTGCCAAACTTGGCGAGCGCTGATTACTTTCATGGCTGTTCCCCCTGGATGTGATTTTTCTTCTTCAGCAAAAATTCTTCGTAGCTGCGCTTGCGGCGCACTGCGCCAGCCCACGAAAGCGCCCCGTCCGAGACCACGCACAGCGTGGCCAAAATCAGAAATGCCCATGCTGGCGTCATGCTGCCTTCTCCTTCAGCTGCTTGATCTTGTCGCGGTACTCGGCCTTCAGGGCCTTGAGCTCGTCGATGGTGTAGCGCTGGGCCTTATGAGGGCCTTCCAGCCAGGCAACCTGCTCGGCACCTATGCGCTGCACCAGGTTGATCCGGTAGTTAACGATGTCGCCCGACTTGTGCTGGTTGCAGGGCACGCACTGCTTGTGGCAGTTGAGCGGCTCGAAGCGCAGCTCCGGGTTGCCGCCCACGGTGCGGTAGTGCCCGGCGTCGTATTTGCCCTGGTGGTGCCGACCGCAACTGATGCATGGCTGTGCCTCATCGCGCAGGCGCACCCACTGGTTGAACACCGCCTGGGCTTCGCGCACGTAGTCGGCCCGGCTCTTGAGCTTCTGCTTGCGCACTTGGATCTCGCGGCGCTCACGCTGGGCGATCGCCTTCCGCGCTACCGCCTGGTTCTCCGGCCTCTTCGCCAGCTCCAGCGCGCACTGCACGCCGCAGGCCTTCTGCGTTGACAGCGATGGCCGAAACTTCGTACCGCAGGCCTTGCAGGTCTTCTGCTTCACTTCCTTGAGAGCTGTCCTCATGCCATGAACTCCCTCGTGGGCCGCTCTTTCCCGGTGCGCCGGATGAACTCGTGACGTTTGGCGACAGCCAGCAGGTAGCACTGCGGGCACGAAGAGTCAGGGGCCGCCTGGCGGACTGCTGCTGATCGCCTGATGACGTAGTTGCTGCATGTGCAGCGGCACACCCAGCGCCCGCGAAGTTCCGCGCTGAAACCAACGACGGTGAGACGACCGAACTTGCGGTCACTCAGGTCCTCGATACCATCAGGAACAGACCTTGTTGGCAGCGGCAGGCCAGAGCAGACTTCCGTGGGCAGAGCCCGAAACTCGAAAGACTCGCCATTTGCAACAACTCGAGCTGCGACTTTGTTGACTGGTCTCATGCCGCCTCCTCGCTCAGCAGGTCGCTGAAGAACACACCCTGCGGCGCGAACTCGGCCACGATGCGGTCGGTGTACTGACAGCCCTGGGCCCGGTCGAACAACCGAGTAACTGGGAACCCATCTGGCCCGAACATGGCGCACGGGCCCATCAGGCGCAGCTTCACGTCGTAATCCAGGTGGATGAACGACTCAGCCCAGCCGGTGCGGAACTCGGCGCAGCCGGCGCGCATGATCGGCACGCCCAAGTGCAGCTTGCAGTAACGACGCACGTCCTCGATGTCGCCCATCTCGGTGCTCTTGGCGATTCGCTCATACATGGCGAACCACAGCGCGTTTTGATCCAGAGTGCGGTCCTTGCCTGGGCGCATGCTGACCACGACGAACTTCTTCTCGCGGAACAGCCGGCTCATCATGGTGATGGCCTCGGAAAGCTTGGCCTGGCTGTTTACGCTGATCTTCTCGCTCATGGCTTCACCTTCAGGCCCTGGGCCTCAATCGCCTTGCGCACGTCGCGGATGTAGGCCACCTCGTTGAAGCTGCCGCCCTCCACGTCGTCGAACTCCTCGCAGTAGGCCTCAGCTGCTCTGTTCGGCAGCTCAACCACCACGGCCTCGCGAGAGAGCTTCCAGGCTTCTTCCCAGCCCCTTCGGAACGCGTCTTTGAAATAAGGGTGAAGACCTTGGCCTTTGTCATCGCCCAGACGGGAGAACGCATTCTCAAGGAGGTCGTCGCGCATCTTGTTAGTGTCCATCAGTGCTTCTCCTGCTCTGCTGGCCTGCTGACCAAGGTTTCGCCCCAAGCTCTGTAGTTGGGCGTCTTCCTGGCCCAACGAAATAGTCCGTTGCACCTCGCCCACATGCTGTTGCCGTACAGGTTTGTGTAGGCATACGGCTTGCTCTCGAACCAGTGCCAGTTGCCGTCCGCATCCTGAGCAAGCCATTCGGCCCATTTCGGTGCGTCATCCCAGTGCGGAATCGCCATCACACCCCCTCCCCGGCCAGCTGTCCGGCGCGCTTGATGTTCAACTTGGCCAGCAGGTGTGCACGGCACGCGGCGACGCTCGAAGGGATCTGCTGCAGGTCCAGCAGGCGGGCCTGGCGTTGGCTTGCGTAATCGTCGGCCAGCTCGATCAGGCTCTTCTGGCTGTCGTGGCCGATGCCGGTGGCGATGTCGCCCAGTGGCTCGCCGGCCACCAGCATGCGGATGGTGATGTCGTAGGCCCGGGCGAACACCTTCTCCGCGCGCTCCACCTCCATCGATCCCAGGTTCTGCGCCTCGCACTGCAGGGCCGCGTGGCGCACCGCTGCGTGCGTCCAGTGGCGTGCGCCTGCCCTGCTGGGGTGGAAGTTCTCCAGCGCTTCTGCCAGGGCCCGCGCAAGTGGCGGAATGCCCATCTCTTCCGGCGTCGGCTGGCACAGCTTGATGAACTTGCCGCTGCTCGGGGCGAAGTCGGTACCCAGCACCCGGCACTTCTGGATGCCGAAGCGGATCTGCTCGAGCGTGTTGATGCCTGCGGCGACGAAGGACTTGATCCAGCTGCGCTTGGCAGCCTTCAGCGCTTCGTCGTCCGGCCAGGCCTGCTTCCACGCTGGGAAGATGGCCTGCAGCTCCTTGAACAGGGCGTTGACCACTTCGGTGGTGCCTGGGTCCAGCTGCTTTGCCGGGGCCTGAACCTCGGCAGGCAGGTTGCCGGCCTTGGCCATGATCTCCGTCACGCTGCGCAGTTTCGGTTGTGCGCTCATAAGCCCCCCAGGTCATCAGCCCAGCTGGTGTCGTTGAAGTCGGGGCCGCTGGCCGGGCGGCGGGATGCGAACGGGGCGGCGCCTGCTGGCTGGGGCAGTTCGTCTTCCCAGCGCTTGCCGTTCAGCCAGGTGGATGCGTGCGGGATGAACTGGCCGCCGTCCTTGGTCCAGTCGGTCGACACGGTCCAGGCAGCCAGGGCTTTGGCCATCAGGTCGAACAGATCAGCGGTGACCTTGATCTTCGCCCAGGCTTTCTTGGCGTCGGCCTTGCTCACCTTGCGCGGGTACAGCGACCAGAACCGTTCGAAGTCGACCAACTCGCCTTCGCGAGAGTCAGTCCTTACTCCCTTCAGTCCTTGCTTACCTTCAATACTTACTAGTGTCGGATTTGCCGGATACGGCTGAGCCGGAAGCGGTTCAACCGGATACGGCAAAGCCGGAAGCGGTGTTTCCGAGACGACGTAGTGGGTTTCGCCCAGCAAACCGGACTCGCCACGGTCCTGGCGACGCTCGACGTAGCCGGCGGCAATCAGCTCTTGCAGCAAGCCGTACACGCCATCACGACCAGTAGGCTTCGACGACTTGGCAGTCTCGTTGCGCAGGTGGGTGACGGACACGGCCCAGTGGTCCGGCTTGCCCAACAGGAAGACCAGCAGGCCGCGGGCAGCCCAGCTCAGGCGCCCGTCCTCGCTTATCGACTTGTTGAGCATGTAGAAGTTGGCCTCAGGGCGAGGCGCGCGGATGATGCTCATGCTGCACGCTCCGCCCTGGCCGCTGCACCGCGGCGCCGCATACCCACGACGTGCCGGTAAGCCCGGAACTTCAAACCTGAACCTGATGGCATGTCGTACGCAGCCTCTTGCAGATCGCAGCAGACATCGCCGTAGCAGAAGGCACCCCACTCGCTTTCCCGGAAATCGGTCGAATCGAGTTCGTCGACGTAGAAGTCACGCGCCGCTTCGCAGTGGGCACAGGTCTTGTAGGTCGACACGCCTCCCTCCCAGAGCCCAGAGACGAACTCGTAGCGGTCGCCTGGCTCGATGTAGCCCCGGCATTCGGTGCACGTGTGACGCTTGCGCGCGACGCGGTGCGTTTCTGTGTGGAATTCTGGATTCATGCCGCACCTCGCACAGCCTTGTCGTGGGTGTGCAGGCCGTCCCAGTTCTTCTTCATGGGCAGCTCGCCGGCCAAGTACAGCTCGTACAGGCGCACGGCGCCCTTGCGCAGCAGGATCGGCGTGTAGCTGATGAACGACTCCTTCCCGTGCGGAGCGATCGTCTGCTGATGCTCGGTCATGTACTTGTCGCGGGCGTAGGCGGCGACGCGGTAGCGGGTACCAGACTTGCTCTCGTTGTAGAGCCAGTTGCGGCCTTCAAGGAAGTGGCCCACCTGCATGACGTTGACCCCGTTGAGGCCTTTGCAGAACTGGACGTGGCTCATGCCTTCCTTGAACAGGTTCTCCAGGTGGTCGATCTTCTTGGCCTGGGCCTCGACCTGGACTGTGAGCAGCACGCGGGCCTTCTCCGACTCCAGGGCCATCTGGAGAATCTCCAGCTTGCTCAGGTCGGCGGGCGTGGGCTGGGCAACATGCGCCTCCAGTTGCTGCCAGCGGTCTACCAGCGCGGCAGTGAACTCCGGCGACAGCTGCGCAACAACGACGAAACTGTCGCGCTTCCCGATCAGATACTGCTTGATGCAAAGGGGGCCGGGCCCTGGGTTTGGGACTTCCTCAAATTGAGGGAGTCCGATCAAGCCTTTGGCGTGCAGTGATTCAATGGTGCGCCACACGTTGTCGTGCCGCTTCTGGGTGACCTCGGCGATCTCCCGCGACGACATGCGCGCCACGAAATCGCGGTTTGCATTTTGTGGCGCGGTCCTTTGCAGGGCCTGTACACTGGTGGTCTGCATATGCATAATTCACCTCAGATGTTTTGTGTTTTGCAGAGAGCCGGGCCGCAATCCCGGCTTTTTTGTCTCTGCGATTTGGCGTCCCTTATGAGGGACTGGCGTCCGGGTCCCTAATTAGGGATCGGACGGTTACCTTGGCGCCGCGAACGGCACCACGTTGTCGCTCTTGGGTTTGCCCCTCATCGAGAGGAAGCGGGTGGCCATGCCGACGATCTGCGATGCAAGTTCGTCGGGGGTAAGGCCGGCCTCCTCCGCCCAGGCTTCCAGCTCCTGGAAGTCGGAACGGCGGAACTGCTCGACCTTCACGTCGTGCTGTACTGCTTCGTTTGCAGGCGACATTCGTCCTCCCCTGGACCTATTCAGGCCCTGGCCTTCTTCTCGTTGATCAGCGGCAAGTGGCCGTGCTCTTTCTTGAACGCCAGCGCGGCCAGGATGATTTCCCGGGCCAGCACGCTGTGCTGCGCCTTGAGCTCCAGGGCAAAGTCCTTGAGCTCGTTGAAGTCCTCGTCATCCAAGCGGACCTTGACCTGATGGTCGTGGCGGTGAGCTTTGTCGTCGTAGGCCATCGGGTGTCCCCTGCGCGCTGGGTAGATCGTTCGGGCTTATCAGTTACGCGTCAGGGCCGGTTCAGGCCCTGCGATGAAACGGTGTTACCGGTCCCCGTGGATTACGGGGCTTGGTTCGGCTGGCCAGTTCTCGACGAATCAACTCGGCGGCGAGCGCTTCGGGGCTGACGCCCCTTCTTTCCGCTTCCCGCTCAAGCTGTTCCATCAGTCCCTGGTCCAATCCGATTTCTTCAATCGGCATGGGGCCTCCTACGGGCCTTCAGGCCACGTGCTGATCGCCGGTATTCTCCGAAGACAGGGCGGCCAGCTGAGCTTCCAGCAGCTCACGGCAGAGCACAGCGCGCTGAGTGCGATGGAATTTCGCCAGCGCCTGAATCAGTTCGAACGTGTCCTCATCGACCCGGACCTTGATCTCGCGGTCATGCAGGTGCTTGGGATTGGCGTACATGCGGGGATTGCTCCTTGCTATGGAAATTGATTAAGCCGCGCCCTTCAGCGCTTTGCGTGCAAACGGGATGAGGTCTGGGCGAAGACCGGCGATGGTGATTTCGCCGTCGGATGCGTCCTGCAGGCGCTCAGCAAGATCAACAGAGGCCTTCCGATGACCACCTGCGAGCTGCCAGAGATGGCCAACAGTGGTCTTCGCCTCAGCAGCTACGTCCCGCCGGCGATCGTTGGTGGCGGTGGCCAACCATTCACGGAGGTGATCATTCATGTGGGTTCTCCTTACACATATGGCGGAATTTAGCTCATGGCTAATGCTTGAGCAAGGAGAATTTAGCTTTGCGCACATTTAGCACTGAGCTAAACGCTGGCATTCTTCGCACCATGGATATCTACGAAATTCGCAAGCACAACCTGGTCAAGCTGATTGGCAGCCAGAGAAAGGGATCCTGCGCGGAGCGCTGGGGGATGGCGCCTGCGCACCTGAGCCAGATCCTTTCGGACAAGACGGCCAAGAACCTGGGCGACGACGTAGCCCGCCGGATTGAGGAAGTGGAGAAATTGCCGCGAGGCTGGTTCGACTCAATTCCTGCAAGTGATGACGCTCTACCGCACGGCGAGGCCCTGGACAGCAAGCTGTCTGCTGCCGAACTGGTGAAACAGATGCTCGCGAAAAGCGGGAAAGGTATTCCAGAGGAGACGCGGCAGCGGTTGCTAGCTGCCGCCGAGGCGCCAGTAGATGGTAAGCCTGGCGACGCCAGCCTTGTGAAAGCTGATCTGAATCGGCCAGGACTGGTCGGCGATGAGGTGTGGATCGCTCACTACGATGTCCGCGGCGCCATGGGCGGCGGTGAGGTGACTCATGATTTCCCGGAAATGCTCCAAGACGTCCGCGTCAGCCCTAAGCACCTGCGCGAGCTCGGTGTCGAGTTCAAAGAGCACTACCACCTGAAGCTAGTCACCGGCTGGGGCCAGTCGATGGCACCCACGATCAAGAGCCGCGACCCGCTCATCGTGGACGTGAGCATCCGTGAATTCGTGGGTGACGGGATCTACTACTTCTCCTGGGGCGGACACGAGTACATCAAGCGACTGCAGATTGCAGACGAGGACTACTTCGAGATGATCTCGGACAATCCTCAGCACAAGGATCGGATGATCCGCCGGGAAGAGACGTACATCCAAGCCCGGGTGCTGCTGGTCTGGAATGCGCATCTGGTGTAGCAGCAGACTGCTGCCATGCGGGAAACAATTGGACGGTGCAACCATAGATTTTAATTGGGAGGGATGCCATGCGAGGGCTGGGGATAGCGATACTTGTGACAGGGGTGGTGGTCATCCTTGGTGCGCTGGTGATGGATGTGACCGTTTACTCAGGCGCCGGTCGCGTAAACAACTTGGGCTTGATGGCTGATCGCCAGAACTACACCATCATCGGCGGCATACTTTTGATTACCGGGCTGTTGCTGACGCTATTCGCCCGGCGACAGGAGCATGCCATGCAGCAACCTGGCCTTGATTCCAGGCCTTGCCCAAGCTGCGCAGAAATCATCAAAACTGCAGCGATCAAATGCAAGCACTGCGGAACTGATGTGCAGCCAGCACCTCCGGCCAGGTTGATAGAGGGATGGGTTGCATCGGTACCCTGCAGAGAGGGCCCAGAACAAATCAGGGCTGTTGAAGCGATTGAAGCCTTGGGCTTTCATGCTGTGCCCATGGAGGGGGCGAATGTTGGAGCTGGGCCATTCTTCACCAAGGATGATGCTAAGCGGGCTGTTCGCCAACTTTCTGATCAATACAAGCTCTTCGCGGATGTGGATTACCGTGATCGGGCAAGCGGAAAATTCCCACCCTTACCTGAATAATGATCCCTGACGAGAGCCCGCCGACTGGCGGGCTTTTTCATGCCCATCAGAAAGGCGCCGCCTCCTTCTCGGCCTCCTCCTCCTTATCGCGCTCAGCGAAATAGTCGTCCCGCTCCTCGTTGGCCTGGAGCTCCCACCGGACAGTCACGCTCCCGTCGTCGTTGAACGTCAGATCCAGCTCCGGCGTTTCAGCGAGCAAGCCCATCACCTCTTCCCATTCAGCTTCGCCGTCCGTGTCCAGGCGATGGATCGTCACCCAGCGCTGCGTCTGCGCGAGCGGGTGGTTGATCATCGACGAGACTCGAAGCCCCAGACGCTCTACTCCGGACATTTCCTGGCGCTGCTGCGGTGCCGATTTCTTGTGCTTGGACATAGCTCCCTCCTCTTAAGCTGTATATTCGTACAGTAATTTCAGAAGCATAGCTCAGTGCTAAATCCGAGGTAAATACCCGCAGCTCGATTTCTTCGCCGGGATGTGATTTGTCGCCCAGCGAAATTTATTTAGCTCTGAGCTATTGACTAAGCTTTAGCGCATGGCTAAATTTCACCTCAAGCAGTCACTCACGAGGGACTGCAGAGGCCCTCACTGGCCGCCGCTCTTTAACAGCCAGCGCCATGCACGACTACCCGGCCCCGCCGGTTAGGTCACTCCCGGCTCCATCGGTGGGAGGTCAGTAAACCGATGAACAAAACCGCACTTGCCTCTACCGGCGACCGGCGATCCGACAGGCCCGAAAGCCTGCCCACGCGCAGCCCACTGCGACGGCGGACGAGGTGGTGACCGAACTGAGTGAATGACCTGGTAAGCGAGTGCGGAGAAAGACAGAACGATTTAGTGATGCCGTCTCGATGAGGCGGCATTACGCAGCATCACCTGAGCCCACTCGAAGAGCTGGCTGAGGGATGCGAGAGCGCATCCAGGCAGTAAAGGCAATCGTGCCAGACCATGATTTTTATCGTCAGGAGACATACCCATGACCGTAAACATCAGCAATCTAACGATCACGACCCCAGTGGCCACTTCATCCACCAACCCCGTAGCTCTTGAGCTCAGCGGCGCCGAAGCGATCGCTCAGTACCCAAGCGTGGTGACTGTCCTGGCCGATGGCTCAGTTCAGTTTTCGGCGCCAACCAAAGGCGCGTCGAGTAAAAGCACCCACCGCACGCGCTGCGAGTGGAAAGAGGCCAGCTACTGGTCTTTGGCCAGCGCAGCCGAGCACATCAACATGCAGGAGATGGCGCTCACGAAGGTCAACTCCGCGCAGAAAGTGGTGATCTCGCAACTGCACGTGAAGGACGATGACAGCCCGCCAGTGAAGGTCTTCTGGAGCAAAGGGAACATCACCTTGGGCTTCCGCGAAACGTTCAACCAGGCCACGCCGAACAACACCACCCTTCTCAAAGGCGTGCCTCTGGGTTCGAAGTTCACCGTCACTATCCGCGTGCTCGCCTCGGGCGCTTTGACCGTGACCGCCAGTTGCAATGGCAAGGCCGGGTCGTCCGGCAGCCTCCACATGGACAGTTCCTGGCGCTCATCGCTGCTGAACTTCCACGGCGGCGTTTACAACCAGGTCGATTACACCGACGCCACTCCAGCTGACGACGGCTCAATCTGCATCGTGAGCGACCTAGCACTCACCCATACGTAATCTGCTGGCACGCCAGCATGCAGGCGAATCCGGGGCCTACCCGGCCAGACCAGATGCTTCCCGGGCGGCTCCGGGCGCCTGCACCCTTCCCTTCACTTCGACCGCATTGGCAGGCGCCAGGCCACCTTTCACGGTGGGTTTGGTCACCCGCGCCTGGCTCCTGGCCAATGCGGCCGCACAACCCCCAGGAGGACGCCATGGGCGCACTTCGAGCAGCACAGTTTGAGTACGACAACCGGATGCCGCCGGCGGTGAGTGAAAGCTCGCCCGAGGAACGCTGGATCGACGACGGCATCGCTGAGCTGATGGCGCGCCGCGACTTCGTGTTTCAGCGCCGCCTGCGGCCGCAGCAGGGTGTCACCTTCGAGCGCTTCGCCCAGGCGGTTGATGAGTTCGTGATGGGCCAGTTGGGCCAAACAGGCATAAGCGGTTCGGTTCTGGGCCGGCTGGTCCTGGCCGCGCGGTGTAAATCATCCGGCGACGCGGCTGCCGCAGCGGACGAGGCTATGAACGTGCCAAACCCTGAATCCATGCTGCAGGAGATCGCCCGGACGCTGCTCAAGCCCTTCGCGAAAGAGGGAGTGCTGGCCCAGGCCGAGGACGCGCAATGAGAAGCCCGCACGTCCTGATCGACGAAGAGCTCGACGCCCTGGCACACCCCGGCACCGACCTGAGCTGGCAAGTGATGGTGCAGAAGCTCCTGACCGAAATGCTGGCCGACCAGCGCATCACCATCGAAGAGTTCAACCACTACTGCGGGCGCCTCAACAAGATCGTTGATGGGCGCAAGGAGGTCGCGTGATCAATATCCCCGAAGGCACACAGTTCATCGAGTCCGGTTGCGGCAACAAAGGGTTCCGGAAGTACGAGAAAGGCCAGTGGTGGTTCTTTGAAGGTTTCTGGCGTGTGGTTGACTGGAAGATGGGGGATCTAACCCCTGTTAGCAGCCACCCAGACTACGCCGCGCCAATCGAATCGTGGGATGGCAAAGGCATGCCCCCAGTTGGAACTGAGTGCGAGTTCACGGGGCACAGTCCAAGTGAGTACGACAAAACGGACCCAGATCTGCATGTCGGCGACAAGGTGAAGATTATCGCGCACTTCCATGTCGAAGGCGGATTCAAGATGGCGGCGTTCTTGTTTAATGCCCAGCTGCACAACAAGAACCGGGGGCCTGCCTACGTAGAACAGGGCGGGGCTGGATGTTTCCGCCCAATCCGCACTCCAGAGCAGATCGCGGCAGAGGAGCGCGAGCAGGCCATCAAGCAGATGATCTCGGACACTCACATCCTCGCTGGAACAATGGGCAATCGCCAAATGATGGCAGAGCAGCTCTACGACGCCGGCTACCGCAAGCAGGAGGCATCATGACCACGCCAATCGTGAAGACGCTCATCGACGAGCAGGTCGCCGAACTGCCCGAGGCTCAAGCCATGCCGGCCGACCGGGTCTTGATGCTGTTCAAGGGGCCGACGTTCGCCGCCGCGGTGAATGAGGCGGCGCTGGCCAGCATCGAGAACCCGCAGGCCTGGAAATGCCGAGCCTGCATTTGCGGCGAGTGGACGGTCGGCTATGAGGTTCGGGCTTGACCTCTTACCGGCGGGCCCGTCGCTTTGTCACCTGGCGCGGCTCCTTCATCGCCCTCACCTTCTGCACCGGCTGGCTCCTCCTGAGCGCCCTGGCAGGAACCATCACTTCCTGAATTCACACCCGGCGCACGGCGGGCCTTCGGGATAACCGTACCCCTTCGGGAGCGTAAGCGGCGAGAGCGCGCAACCATCCACCGCAGCCAGGGCCTGGGCGGCACCTCCAATCTGGGTGACCTGGCATTCCCCTATTCCAACTGACGGCGCCGGCCTGGCGCGAGGTTTTCCAATGTCCGCACAAACCGAACTGGCCGCTGTGCCGCCGAAAGAAACAGCCCTGCAAGTGTTCCAATCGCCGAACGGCCTGGAGCCGTACCTGCAGAAAATCCGCGATGAGATCGACGCCTTCGTCCCGGACGTATCCACCCGCAAGGGCCGCGAGGCCATCGCCTCGATCGCGTACAAGGTGGCCCGGTCTAAGACCGCGCTGGACAACGTCGGCAAGGATCTGGTGGCCGATCTCAAGGAGATCCCGAAGAAGATCGACGCCGAGCGCAAGCGGATGCGCGACACCCTGGACGCCTGGCAGGAAGAGGGTCGCCGGCCGCTGAACGATTGGCAGGCCGCCGAGGATACCCGAGTTGACCGGCACCAAGCGCGCATCCAGCAGCTGCGCGACTTGGTGGACGTTGAAACGCTGTTTGCGGAGGGCATCCGCTTCAAGATCGACAACGCCGAAGCAGTCGTTATTGACGAAGGCTTCGAAGAGTTCGAGGCAGAGGCGCACCAGGTCAAAGCAAGAACGCTGGAGTCCCTACGCGCATCACTGGCCAGGCAGGAGAAGTACGAGGCGGAGCAGGCAGAGCTGGAGCGCCTGCGCGCCGAGACTGCCGCCCGCGAGCAGAAGGAGCGCGAGGAGCGCATCGCACGGGAAGCAGAAGAACGCGCCCGTCGCGAGGCTGAGCAGAAGGCCCAGGCAGAACGAGAAGCCGTGCTACGCCGCGAGCAGGAAGCCAAGGCCGCCTCCGAGCGCCGGGAGTTGGAGCTGAAGCTGCAGGCTGAACAGGCCGAGCGCGCCAGGGTGCAGGCCGAAGCCGACCGCGTGGCCGCCGAGCAGCGGATGGAGCAGGAGCGCCAGGCAGCAGCACTGCAGGCTGAGCGCGACATTGAACTAGCCCGCGAGGACGAGCGCCGCCGCGCCGATGCCGCTGCCGCCGAGATCCTCAGGCAGCAAGAGGCCCGCGAGCGCGACCAAGCCCACAAGACCAAAGTCATGGGTGAGGCCAAAACCGCTTTGATGTCACTGAACATCACCGAGGAGTTGGCCAGGGCCATCGTGCTCAAGATCGCCCGCCGCGAAGTCCCGAACATCACTATCAACTTCTGAGGTCGCCATGAGCCAATTAGCCAGGGTCGAAACCCATTCCCAGCCGCCGGCCGTTGCCGCCGAGTCGGTGACCATCCTGCAGATCATCCAGCAAGTCGCAATGTCGCCCAATGCAGACATCGACAAGATGGAGCGATTGATGGCGATGCACCGCCAGCACCAAGCGCAACAGGCGCAGCAAGCGTTCGATGCCGCCCTAGCCGCCATGCAGGAAGAGCTTCCGGTTATCCGTGAGCGCGGCGCAATCAAGGACAAGTACAAGAATGTCCAATCTACCTACGCCCTGTGGGAGGACATCAACGAAGAGCTGAAGCCCATCTTGGCGAGGCATGGTTTTGCACTGACCTTCCGAATTCCACGCGCCGAAAAAGGCATCGAGGTTGAGGGCGTGCTTAGTCATCGAGACGGCCACAGGGAAACGACATCAATCCTCCTGCCAGCCGATGCTACCGGTAGCAAGAATGCCGTCCAGGCTGTTGCCAGTTCAGTCAGCTACGGGAAGCGCTACACGGCAGGCGCTCTTTTGAACTTCACCACCACCGGCGAAGACGATGACGGCCAAGGAGCCGTACCGACGCAGGTGGCTGACGAGCCGGTCATCACCCCGCGCCAAGCCGCCCAACTCGACGAGCTGCTGAAAAAATGCAGCCAGGTGCTGGTCGACAACTTCAACGCAAAGTACGGCTGCGCTGCCAACGTCTACAAATCCGAGTTCGACGTTGTGCTCGCTCGCCTCACCAAGTCGGCAAACCGGCCGCAGGAGTAAACCATGCAGATCATCTCAGATGTCGAACAAGGCACCCAGGCCTGGCTTGACCTGCGCCTGGGCATCATCACCTGCAGCGAACTTGACTGCCTGCTGGTGAACGGCAAGGGCGAGGCCGGCTTCGGTACTGGCGCCTTCACCTACATGAATACGCTGATCGGCGAGCGTATCACCGGCGAAGCGGCCGATCCGTTTAGCGGCAACCGACATACAGAGCGCGGCCATGAGCTGGAAGGCGTCGCCCGCAACCTCTACCGCGATAGCGAGGAGGTCGAAACGACAGAGGTTGGGATCATCCTCAACCACGGAATCGGCTACTCGCCGGACGCCCTGGTAGGCGACAAGGGTCTGACCGAGATCAAGACCAAGCTGCCGAAGCTGCAGGTGGACGTGATCCTGGGCGGAGAGATCCCGAAGGAGCACGTCGCCCAGTGCCAGGGCGGACTTTGGGTGTCCGAGCGCGAGTGGATCGATTTCATCTGCTACTGGCCGGGCATGCCGCTGTTCGTGAAGCGCGCATACCGGGACGAAGCAATGATCCGCAAGCTCTCGGAGCGTGTGAAGACCTTTTACGAGATCCTCGACGAGCGCATGAACCGCGTTCTCGGCATTGCAGCATAGGAGGCCTCATGGCCCGCGGAGTAAACAAAGTCATCCTGGTAGGAACTTGCGGCCAGGACCCCGAGGTCCGTTACCTGCCCAACGGCAACGCGGTCACCAACCTGAGCCTGGCTACGAGTGAATCCTGGAACGACAGACAGACCGGCCAAAAGGTCGAGAAGACCGAATGGCACCGCGTGGTGCTGTTCGGCAAGGTCGCTGAGATCGCCGGCGAATACCTGCGCAAAGGCTCTCAGTGCTACATCGAGGGCAAGCTGAAAACCCGCGAGTGGGAGAAGGACGGCATCAAGCGGTACGCCACAGAGGTGCACGTCGACATCAACGGCACCATGCAGCTGCTTGGCGGCCGGCCTGACAACCAAGGCGGCGGCCAGCAGCAACAGCGCCAGCCTCAGCAGCAACGGCAGCAGCCTCGCCAGCATTACAACCAGCAGCGCCAGGCGCCGAACCAGAACCAGCAGGCCGCGCCGCCCGACCACGAAAGCTTCGACGACGACATCCCGTTCGCCCCGCTCCACCATCTGGTAGGTGCATAGCCATGCCCCTCGCCCCCATCCTCGACCTGCTCCAGCGCCGAAAGGAACTGGAGCAGAACCTGCAGTTGCTGTTCAACCGTAGCTGCCAGTGGAGCCGCGCCGAACGTGTGCGCGGCGCCGCCACCATCGAGAACCTGACTCAGCAGTTGTTCGAGATCACCGAGCAGATCGACTCGGTGCGCGCGGCATGAGGCGGATCAACAACCTGGTCTGCCAGCGCCGGCGCCAAGAACAGTTCCACCTGCCGCCCAGCGGCCTCACGGAGCACAGACATGCAGAAAGCACCCTCTGGAGTCGTAACCCTGCCGGCCTGGATGCATCGGCCGGTCAAGAAGCTGTACAACACCCGCAGCGGCGGCCAGTACCGGCCTGATGATGTGGCCCTGGCCTTTGCGCTGAGCCTGCGCGAGCACGACAGCGCCGACCACCTGCGCAGACTGGCCCGGCGCCTGGTCGACAAGGTTTGTTTGGAGCATCAGCCAAACATGAAGCGCGTGGCCCGCGAGCCGGACGACGCCAAGGTGTTCGACGCCGCGCTCAAGATCATCAACCGGGTGTGCGACCTGCTCGATATCGGGCCGGGCGCCACCTTCGTGCGCAATGGAGGCGATGATGGCTCTGACGCAGCAGCAGCGTGACGAGAAGCGCAGGGCCAAGGCCGAGCGCCTGCAGGAAGAAGACCTGCGCTTGAAGGTTCGACCAGGGACTAAACAGGCCCTGCTGGAGCTGATGGAGTGGGCCGGAATCGAGGAACAGGGCGAGGCGATGACGCTGATGATTCACCACCTGCACGGGCTTGGACCAGGTGGCGCGCTTCCGCTGCTGGAACCTCCGCGCCACAAAATCACGGTTTCACCTGCTGTGGCGCGAAAGCTTCATCTATTCAGAGCTAGGGAGGAGCTCAGAATTTCTACGGTAGAGTGAATCGCAGACTACCCGCACTTCGGCTTAGGGGCTGGAGGTGCGTTTGGCGCCTTCGGCCGATTGGCTCTTGCAACAGGCTGAGCTCCGTTCGAATCCTCGAAAGATGGCTGCCCATCCTGATCGGTCGTAAAGATTGCGTACGTTCCCATTTAGTTTCGACCTCTGATTGATATTGACTAGATCCTATTTTTTTGGCGGCGGTGGTGCTGCCGGAGCTTTCGGCCGGACATTGATAGGCTTGCCGGGATTGGCATTGTTGATTTTTACGTCAGAATCTGGACGAACAACGCGAGGGATAGGGCGTGGTGCTTCGCTTGACATAATTACCTACCAGGTTTTTTCCGTGAATTCGACCCACTGTACCCGAGATGCTTCAATCGTGAACAGGTCAGCGCTGAGAGAGGTTTCCTCGCCTTCATCGTCCAACCATGCGGGATCTTGCAGTACGAACTGTCCCTCTTTGGGCTCCGTTGGAAAATGCAAAGGCCACCCATAGATTCGGCGCTCGTCGACTAGGTGCAATACAACATAGCGCTCAAACTCTGTGAACGCAGCGTACCACTCCGTCGGATATGAGGTTTTCTTGGTGAATTTCTTATCTCTGAGCCATTTGTGCAGCCTATCCCGCGAAGCTAGATAGCATGCAGCCGCTCCGAGGCTCAGAGCGACCAGAGCAGACCAGATGGATTTAGTATTGCTCGTCCACTTGCCAAACGAATAGAAATGGTTGCCGCTCCATAAGGCCAACGACTCTATTAGACCTACGATTATCTGGATGACAAAGGTAAAAATCAGAGCCTGCACAATCTGCCCAAAGGTGTCGGGCCGCTTGAAAGCGGTAAAGGAATAAAAGATCCAGGCTGTTAGAAATCCAGGGATCAAATACTGCAGGAGAGGTATCACCTCTTTTACTAAATCATCCATGAGCAACCACTCTTCAACTCTTGCGACTCTTAATACCCCATCCCAAGCCAAATTGCCACCATGCCGCATCCGGCCACGGAGGGCGGCGCATGCATGGAGAAAGCCATGACCCTGTTCTACCTGCAGGACAGTCGTACCGATGTCGGTGATGGTCTGATGTTCTGGGCCCTGGGCGGTGGTTACACCACCAACCTCGACAGGGCCGAACTGTTCACCCAGGAGCAAGCCTGTGGCCACCGGGATACAGACATCCCCTGGCCAAAGAATTACGTCGATGCCCGCGCACATCTCGGCGTCGACCACCAGTACATCAGCATGGAAGAAGCTCGCGACCAGCTGAAGGCGGGATGCACTGTGGTCCTACAGATCCCAGGGCACTGGAATGGGAATGACATTGCCTTCGCCAGGTGGCCAATAGGCCACACGTACCGATTCGAGAAAGCACACCACCTAACCCTTGAGGCTGCCGAAGCGATCGGCAACGCGCCAGAGGAAGCAGTGATTTGGCCTTTGGCTTACCTCAAGGAAAAGGCAAGGCGCCTGGTGCATAAGCGGGATGTGAACATCAAAGAAGCCCTGCACGGTACCGGCATCGCGCTGGTGAAGCCACGGAAGCAGCGCAAGGCCTGGCAGCGACCGCTCAATTGCCACGGCTGCGGACGCTTCATCAGCTGGGACGGGCGATTCCTCAACGACTGCCAGAACTGCGGCGCGAACAACTGCCCCTGAACCACCCGCGCTGCCCGCCAGCGCCTTCCCCTATTCAACGATAACGCCTCCCGGCGAGGCGCTTTTCATCACATAGGCTTAGGGGCTTACAAACGCGCCATAAAGAACAAAAGTAAATAATCCTACGAGCCCCGCTACCCCCGCGAGAAAAACCGCCACTGCGCCATATTTCATGCGGCGAAATACAGTTTCACCTTCTTTGACTCTACGCCATTCCACCTTGAGGATAACTGCGAAGTCTCGTACTAACTCACGGCACAACTCTGCCGATTGATCCTGTCCGTTGCCAACAGAACCCTCTAGCTTGTCCAACTTTTCGATCAGGGCTGCATGCTCTTTTGGATTGAGTCTAAGCATGATTCGATTACACAGCAAGTCTATTTTCGCATAGTCCTTTTGATGTAACTTCCAGAACTCTTTAACCTGCTCATTGAATTCCTCTTCCGGCAGCGCACGATCGATCGCGACATCGAACACACCTTCCAGTACGTTAAACTCACCCAGCAGCTCTGAAACATCGTTGCGGAGGGACTCTATCCATGACTGGCGAAATTCAGAAGTTTTATTTTCCTTAGCTAACACCGTGACAACGAATGTGATTAACGCGGCAATTAACGCCGCTACTATTGGACCGAGTACCGGAATAAAACTGCTAATTTTTTCCACAAAAAACTCCCTAAAAAACCTACATGCGTAACTATACCGGCCAGGAGCCATCATGCCCAATCGAATCGTCTGCCAGTTCAGTTGCGGCGCCGCGTCGGCGGTGGCCACCAAGCTGGCCTTGGCCGAATACAGCGACACCCATGACGTCCAGATCGTGAACGCCTTCCTCGCCAACGAGCATGAAGACAATCGTCGGTTCGCCCAGGACTGCGAAGCATGGTTCGGCCAGCCGATCACAGTCCTACGGGACGAGAAGTATGGCGCCGACGCCCATGAGGTGTACCGACGCGAGCGCTATATGAAGGGACGCACCGGCGCGCCCTGCACCAAGATCCTCAAGCGCCGCTTGCTCGACTCTTGGAAGCAGCCCGGTGACGTGATGGTCTTCGGCTACACCGCCGAGGAGGCCGACAGGCTCGATGACTTTCGCGAGCGTAATCCAGATCGACCAGTGATCGCCCCACTGATCGACCGCGGGCTGGGCAAGGACGACTGCAAGGCGATCCTGCTGCGCGCCGGTATTGAACTGCCGCTGATGTACCGCATGGGCTACGAGAACGCCAACTGCATCGGCTGCGTGAAGGGCGGCGAAGGCTACTTCCGGGCGATCCGCCAGGACTTTCCGGAGCAATTCGAGGCGCTGTGCACCATCCAGGATGAACTGGGCGAAGGCTCCTACCTGTTCCGCAATCGCACTACCAACGTCCGCTTCTCCCTTCGCGATCTTGGCGACGGCCCGGTGCGCCGCAACGAGAAGCTGCCGGCCTGCTCCTTCTTCTGCGAGCTCGCCGAAGCCGACATCATCGCCAAAGCCTGACACGGGACTCACCATGACCACTGCAATAGACCTGTTCGCCGGCCTCGGCGGATGGAGTACCGGCGCGCGCGCCGCAGGCGTCCAGGTTCTCTGGGCGGCAAACCACTGGCCGGTGGCCGTTGAATGGCACAGCGCCAACCACCCCGACACGCA